AGAACAAGGTGGATTACCAGTTAAATGTAAAGTTGGCGATATTTATGATAAAATGAAAACTATTTCGTTATGACAATCGATTCAATACTTACAGAATGGAGATACCGATTACCTGCAGGATATCCTAAAACAGATTCTGATTATTATGTTTTATACAATGTTATTTTAGAAATGACTACATTAACTCCTTTAGAAGCACAACATATTGTAAATAAGGCTCAAGGTAACAACGTATTAACTGAAGATAAATTGCCGCCATTTAATAATGCACAATCATTTGAGCAATACATAATGCAACGATTTGCAGTAGAAGGCCAACAAATTATTGGTCTACGCGGAATGTATGATGCCATTATGTCTGATGCAAATTCAAATGAGCTTGTTGAACTTATTACTGGGCCAATCAAATTGCGATTAGCTACCGGAGTAGTTCCAATACGGGGTATTTATGAAATATTATATACTATTATCAAAGATACAATTAAAATACCAAATGGCGATGAATCTGAACTTTGGTTTGCTATTGCATATGATGGATTAGTAAAAGGAGCCGTAGCAGGCGAATCGGGAATTGAAGCAGATATAGAAGTTGACGGACAAACGGTTTCGCTTAAAAATTACGAAAAAACTACATTTGATTTTGGGTCATTGCCAGCTGACGCCATTCAACTTTTGAATGGATTTTTAGAAATGTCTAAACTGCTTACGGGTACGGATATCAATAAATCAAAAGGCCGTGATAACATCAATCAAGTTTTAAATTTTTTAGATAATGAAAAAGTTGAATCAGATATTCGACGTATTATAAAATTGGGTACAGAAACAGATATTCCCATGTTTCAAAACATTGCAAAAAAATTGCAATCTTTTTATGATTTGGATGATAATTTAGACACAATGATTCATGCATTTTGTAACATCGTAGACAACATGATTTCGCAAAAAATTCGCAGTGTCGGGTGGTGGGGCATGATTATTAAATCAAATAAAACGTTATTCCTAGAATCATCAGAAGAATTAGAACCCGTATTGATGTGTCGCAATGATCGATTATCTCCGGCAATTGCAAACTTTCATCAAAACAAATTGTTTGTAATAGGTAGTCAATTAAATACTAAAGTAACAACAAAATCACAGGACTAATGCATTGAAAACACAATTGCTTTGCACATTTGCACATCGATCGGATTTAAACATTGTAATCGAATACATACAACAAAATTACACGATACCAGAACGCAGAATATTCGTATTTTCCAATGCCGAATCTGCAGACAATTTATATTGTACATACAATGCAGATGCGGGAACGCAGCGCGGACAGAACACGATAAGCATTCATCGCAAAAAAGAAACCAATACCTTGTATACAGTTAACGCACTTAATGAAGTTATCAAAACGGTAAATAACGGCGTTTTAGACAAAACATATCGATTAGATTGGAGCAAATATCAAAACGCATTCATACTTACGGATGATGAAGGATATCGCGTTATTGATTTGGTATTCTTCAAGAAATTTTCTTGGAACTGATATTTATTTATATAAAGAATTTTAACGATTTATTTTGAATTAACACATTAATTAATTATAATTTAATTAATATTTTTATTTATTAACCATTTAAAGAAAAGGAATTAAACAATGGCCTTGAATTTAGACGCTATCAAAGCGAAACTTAATCAGTTAAACAAATCTGATGACAAAAAACAAAATTTGTGGAAACCTGAAGCAGGTAAAACGCGAGTAAGAATTGTTCCTTACGTTCATCGCAAAGAGAATCCATTTTTAGAATTGTATTTTCATTATGACATCGGAAAGCGTTCCATGTTATCTCCAATTACATTTGGCAACGCAGATCCAATTGTTGAATTTGCTGAAAAACTAAAGAAAACAGGAGATAAAGAAGATTGGCTAATGGGTCGTAAAATTGAACCTAAAATGCGTACTTATGTTCCCGTTATCGTCCGTGGCAAAGAATCAGAAGGTGTTAAATTTTGGGGCTTTGGCAAAACAATTTATACGGAATTGCTTTCAATAATTTCCGATCCAGATTATGGAGACATTACGGATCTAATGAATGGACGTGATATTGACGTAGAATTTACTCCAGCAGAAGGCGGTGCATTTCCTAAAACAGCAATTCGCGTTAAACCAAATACGCAACCTGCAACAGAAGACAAAGAAATTGCACAAAAAATTATGAATCAGCCTACGATTACCGATTTATTTCCAGAACCAACATATGAAGAACTTGAAACGGCATTAGCAGAATGGATGAATCCAGAAAATGCAGATTCAGATGTTGATTCAGAAGATGAAGAAGAAACCCCGGCTCCAGCAAAAACTTCTAAACCTGCCGCTACTAAAAAAATTGATGATGTTGCATCTGCATTTGATGACTTATTCAACAATTAATTAAAGGTACATAATGGCAAAAAGTAAAAGTAAACTGGAAATTGAAGATGCATTGGCATCAACATTAGCAGATAGCATCAACAAACAATTTAAAGGTCAAAATCTTAAAACGGCATTCTTTTTAGATGGCGATGAAGATGCTCCAAGCAATGTATCAGAATGGGTGTCATCTGGTTGTTCGATGCTTGATTTGGCAATTTCAAATCGAGCACATGGAGGCTTTCCGGTTGGGCGAATTACTGAAATTACTGGATTAGAAGCTTCTGGTAAATCGTTATTGGCAGCACATACATTGGCAGAAACACAAAAGAAAGGTGGTTTAGCAGTATACATTGATACGGAATCTGCTACAAGTTCTGAGTTTCTTGCGGCTATTGGTGTTGATTTAAAAACAATGCTATACGTTCCATTGGAAACAATTGAAGAAATTTTTGAAACAATTGAAACAATTGTAGAAGGAGTTCGCAAATCAGACAAAGATCGTTTAGTTACAATTGTAGTGGATTCAATCATGGGTGCATCTACAAAAATTGAAATGTCAGCTGAATATGACAAAGATGGTTATGCAACAAGCAAATCAATCATTTTGTCAAAAGCAATGCGAAAAGTTACCAATTGGATTGCAAGAGAGCGTATTTGTCTCATATTTACCAATCAACTTCGTACCAAAATGGGCGTGTCTTTTGGTGACCAATGGACAACTGCAGGCGGCAAGGCAATTCCATTTCATGCTTCGGTTAGATTGCGTTTGAAAAACACAGGAATGATTAAAGCCAAAGTAAATGGCGTTGAACAAGTTGTGGGCAGTAAAACGGAAGTTCAAGTAGTAAAAAATCGTATGGGTCCTCCACATCGCAAAGTCAATTATGAAATTTATTATGATTCTGGAATTGACAATTTTGGTGGTTGGTTGAACATCATGAAGAATTTTGATATTGTTAAACAATCAGGTGCATGGTATACTATGGAAGATGTAGATATAGCAACCGGCGAAGCATTTGGCGAAATCAAATTTCAAAGCAAAGATTTTGTGGAAAAGGTTATTTCAAATCCGGACGCAAAAGAAAGGTTATATCAAAGAATATGCGATGCTTATATTTTCAAATACCAAGCCGGTATCGACGGCGGAATTGATGATGTAATAGTCATAGATGAAACGTATGATGAAGAATAAGTATCAACAATTATTCAAAGAGTTACAACAAGAAAAGAGTTCTAGTCCGTCAAGCATTAATGATCATCTCATGGTGTTTGACGGCTTGAACACTTTTATTCGAAGCTTTGGCGCAACTCCTGCATACAACGAAGATGGTGATCATATCGGTGGCATTACTGGATTTTTATATTCAGTTGGCAAAACCGTACGAGATTTTCGTCCATCGCGATGCATCATTGTATTTGATGGCCGCGGAGGTTCTGCTCGAAGAAAACGAATCTATGGTGATTACAAAGCAAATAGAGCAAATAAAACTAAATTGCGACGTCATGATCATCATGAATCTACATTGGAACAAGAACAAGAATCAATGCGACATCAATTTAGTCGTTTAATTTCATATCTAGATAATTTGCCCGTAACATTCATTTCGATGGATGGAATTGAAGCAGATGATACAATTGCATACATTGCACAAATGTATGAAACGGAATGCAAAAAAATTACCATTGTATCTACGGATCGAGATTTTTATCAATTGGTTGACGATCGCATTCAAATTTGGTCACCAATCAAAAAGAAAATGTATGATGTAGATGCAGTGCAACAAGAATTTGGAGTGCATCCTGCTAACATGGTTATTTATAGATCATTTACGGGTGATGCTTCGGATAATATTCCAGGTGTTAATGGAATAGGGCCAAAAACCATATTGAAACTTGTTCCAGAATTAGCTGATGCAACACCATATACAACACAACAATTGTTTGATAAAAGCACGGCATTGCTCAAAGAATCTAAATCATATCAAAAGATTCTGGATAACAGTCACATCATTGAACAAAATTATCAACTAATGAATATCAAACTACTTGATATTCCGGCACAAACTGCAACCAAAATTCGTGGCATCATGGAACAACCTATACCTGAATTAAATCGTAGTGAGTTTCAAAAATTATTTTATGAAGACAAGATGTGGACTATCATGAAAAATTTACCGGATTGGTTGACTAATACATGGTTGTCTTTGAATGCATTTGCAAAACAAACACATAAATAATTTGATTTTAACATAGTTTTTTATATATTGGTTATATGACCGACCGATTATCAGAATATGGCTTTGGCTTTCAAGTAAAAGTTATAGCAGCATTATTCACAGACCGAATATTTTTACAACAAATTGCAGACATAATACAAACAGAGTATTTTGAATCTGATGCAAATAGTTGGCTGTTAGAAGTTGTATTGGAACATTTTCGACAATACAAATCTCCACCATCAAAAGATGTACTTAAAGTAAAAATAACAGAGATTGAAAATGACATCTTAAAAACTGCAGTATTAGAACAATTGAAAGAAGTATTTCGATACATGGAATCGGATGATCTTTCTTTTGTAAAAGATGAAATTCTTAAATTTTGTAAAAATCAAGAAATTAAACGAGCCATTATGGATTCGGTTTCATTGCTCAAAATGGGCAATTATGATGAAATTAAAACCAAAATGGATAGTGCCATGAAAGCTGGTGCTGATACGGATATTGGTTTAGATTATGTCAACAATGTAGCTGCACGATACAATGAAGCCGCACGACACACAATTACTACGGGTTGGGATGTTATTGATGATTTAATGGACGGAGGCTTAGCTCCCGGTGAATTAGGAGTAGTAATGGCTCCTGCAGGCATTGGCAAATCTTGGATGCTTATTAATATTGGTGCCAATGCAGTTAAAGCCGGAAAAACCGTTATTCATTATACATTGGAACTCAATGAAAATTATGTAGGTCAACGATATGATTCAGTATTAACTGGAATCAACGCACAAACACTTAAACATCATCAAGACACGGTTGAAGAAAAAATGAAATCGCTGCAAGGCGAATTGATTGTTAAGTATTTTCCAACTAAATCGGTTGGCGTTATGGCGTTAAAAGCCCATGTTGAAAAAACCATTATGCAAAACAAAACACCAAATTTAATCATTGTAGATTACGGTGACCTGCTCAAAGTAAACACAAAAAAAGACAAACACGAAGCATTGGAAGATTTATATGAAGAACTTCGTGGTATGGCAGGAGAATATAAAATGCCAGTATGGACTGCATCGCAAGCAGGACGTAGTGCATTAGAAGAAGATGTCATTGAAGCAGACAAAATTGCATCATCATACGGAAAAGTAATGGTTGCTGATTTTTTGATGTCATTGTCAAGAAAAGTTGAAGATAAAATGTCCGGCACTGGTCGGGGGCATGTTATTAAAAATCGTTTTGGGCCAGATGGCATTACGTTGCCAAGCAAAATCAATACTAATAATGGACAATTTCAATTTTTTGAACCACAAACAACTCAAGGCAAACAAACCACACAAATCATGAAAACAGGTGAGAATTTAGTCAAGAAAAATTTAGCACAAAAGTTTAAAGATTTGGGCGGGACTTTAGGATAAAATGATATTTATATGAAAGAATATGGGAAGGAGTTATCCTTCCTTTTTTCGTCTAAAAGAATTATGTTATTAAAAACAAAGGAAACTTATAATCATGGAAATTTCAAATCAAATTTTAAGTGAAATTACCGTATACATGAAGTATGCAAAATATCTTCCCGAACTCAATCGCAGAGAATCTTGGAAAGAACTAGTTACTAGAAACATGAATATGCACATCAAAAAATATCCTGCATTGCAGAAAGAAATTGAAATGGCATATCAATTTGTATACAATAAAAAAGTATTGCCATCAATGCGTAGTTTGCAGTTTGGTGGGAAACCAATTGAAATTGCACCCAATCGAATTTACAATTGTGCATATCTTCCTATAGATGATTATCGTGCCTTTTCTGAAGCAATGTTTTTATTGCTAGGCGGTACTGGTGTTGGATATTCCGTACAAAAACATCATGTTGATGCATTACCAGAAATTCACAAACCAAATCCAACAAAAAAACGTCGTTATTTGATTGCCGATTCAATCGAAGGATGGGCCGATGCGGTAAAAGTATTAGTTAAATCGTATTTTGAAGGCGGCACAACATATTCATTTGATTTTTCAGATATTAGAGCAAAAGGTGCTAGATTAGTAACATCAGGTGGAAAAGCACCCGGACCACAACCATTGAAAGAATGTTTGATTAAATTGCAAGGTATTTTAGATGCAAAAATAGACGGAGAAAAATTGCAACCAATTGAAGTGCATGACATGGTATGTCACATTGCAGATGCCGTATTAGCAGGCGGCATTCGTAGAGCAGCACTAATCAGTTTGTTTAATGCAAATGATGAAGAAATGATTGCATGTAAATCAGGTAATTGGTGGGAAACAAACCCACAACGAGGTCGAGCAAACAACTCGGCGGTATTGATTCGTCACAAATTAACCCGAGAATTTTTCTTGGATTTATGGAAACGCGTTGAATTATCAAATGCAGGAGAACCTGGAATTTATTTAAGCAATGACAAAGATTGGGGAACTAATCCATGTTGCGAAATTGCACTTCGGCCATTTCAATTTTGTAATCTATGTGAAGTAAATGCATCGGATATTGAATCACAAGAAGATTTAAATGCTCGAGTACGTGCTGCAGCATTCATTGGAACATTGCAAGCAGGATATACAGATTTTCATTACTTACGTCCAGTATGGAAACGCACAACTGAGAAAGATGCGTTAATTGGAGTATCAATGACAGGTATTGGTTCTGGTACGGTATTGGGTTGCAACATGAAAGAAGCTGCTAAAATTGTTAAACAAGAAAATGAACGAGTAGCAGAACTTATTGGTATTAATCGTTCGGCTCGTACAACTACAGTTAAACCCGCAGGAACAACATCATTAACGTTAGGTACATCATCAGGCATTCATGCATGGCACAATGATTACTATATCCGTAGAATCCGCGTGGGGAAAAATGAAGCTATTTACAAATATTTAGCAGAATATCATCCGGAATTGATTGAAGATGAATTTTTTCGTCCACATGATACTGCAGTTATTTCAATTCCACAAAAGGCACCGGAAGGAGCTATTATGAGAACAGAATCTCCATTTCAATTATTGGATCGTATTAAAAAGGTTCATTTAGAATGGGTTAAACCAGGACATAGAAGTGGAAACAATACTCATAATGTATCTGCAACGGTTTCTTTGAAAGCAGACGAATGGGAATTGGCAGGAGAATGGATGTGGGAAAACAGAGATCATTACAACGGATTATCAGTATTACCATATGATGGAGGAACCTATATGCAAGCGCCATTTGAAGATTGTACTAAAGAACAATATGAATCTATGTTAGAATCATTAACAAATATCGATTTGACACAAGTAATTGAACTTGATGATAACACTGATTTATCAGGAGAATTAGCTTGTGCAGGCGGAGCTTGTGAGATAAAATAATGATACAATCAGCATCAAAAGATTGGATACAACAACAGTTTGTGAGGGAGTTTGGAAACAAGCTGCTTCCAACGGACTTTTATTACGACGAAAATGGTCTTCGAGTAATGACCGAATCATATCATCGTCGACGTGGTACTTGTTGCGGTAATGGATGTCGTCATTGTCCATATGAGCCACAACCTGAAAAAGGTGTAAAAACTTTGAAAACTCAATAAAATATATTATATTAAGAATAATATTAAGTTATGACAAAAAAACAAAGAAATAATTTAGAATTAGTTAAATTAGGTTATGCAAATGGTTCTGCTCCCGGTGCACCATTTACCCGACAAGAAAAAGACAAAATGATTGAAGAAGCTGCTAAAGCATTTGGCGAGTTTCTTGATGCACTTAAGTGTGATTGGCGTAATGATCCTAATAGTTCAGATACTCCTAGAAGAGTTGCAAAAGCATATGTAAATGATTTATGGGCAGGTCGATATGATGGCACTCCAGACATCACTGCATTTCCATCTGATGGATATGATGGTATGGTATTTGAAGGAGGTATTCCATTAACTTCAATGTGCTCGCATCATCATCAAACCATTATGGGTCGAGTTTATGTTGCGTATATTCCGGGTACTGATAGCAAAGTTATCGGATTATCAAAATTAAATCGATTAGTAGAGCATTTTGGTAGAAGAGGTGCAATACAAGAACAATTAACGGTAGCAATTCATAATGCTATCAATACTATTATCAATGACAATAAAGGTGTAGCTGTTATGATTGAAGCAACTCATAATTGTGTTCAATGTCGAGGAGTTAAACATGGCGGAGCTTCAATGAAGACATCCAAGTTAACCGGTGCATTTAGAGATGATGATGCTACCCGAGCAGAATTTTATGAATTCGTAAAAGGTTATTAATATGGCTAAATTTCAATCAACTAAATTATTTGACGGGTATTCAACATGTTTCCGCCAATGGCGCGCAGTTGGCACACATTGTAAATATTTACATGGATATGCAGTTTCATTTCGAGTATGGTTTGAAGGTGAATTAGATGAAAGAAATTGGGTTTGGGATTTTGGTGGTATGAAACGTGCAAAAACTCAAATTGAAGGTATGTCTCCAAAAGACTATTTTACATATCTTTTAGACCACACTACAATCGTAGCACAAGATGATCCGTATTTATTTACTTTTCAAGAATTACATGATTGCGGAGTAATTCAATTACGTATTTTACCTGCTACCGGATGTGAAAGATTTGCCGAATATTTATACTATACAATAAATGATTTTTTAGCAGTAGAAACTAATGGTAGAGTAAGAGCCGTTAAAGTAGAAGTTTATGAACACGAAAGAAATGCAGCAAGTTATGAAGAATAATGAAGAAACATATCTATCGCTTTTTGAATATTTAGGTAAAGGTTCTGGTGGATCGAACATTGGTCGAGAAGTAACAGCCGAAGCTATCAAACAAGGTATTGAACTTAAATGGAAAATGTTACCAAAAGATATGCAGAAACCTGAATATACTCAAGTGCAATTGTATCCGTTATCATTTTTAGATGAATACTTTGCAACTAAAGTAGAAGTTGATACGACACCGATAGTAAGACGATCGGCTTTGATAGAAATTGAATCTAGATTAAACAACCTAGAAACTCAAATCAAAGAATTAATAAAAAAATTAGATAATAATGTTACCAATAGTAATGAGTACCACGATGACGATCTTCCATTCTAAAAGAATCACAGACTACGATAAAACGTTACCAATTGTTGAATTGTATAGATGCATTCAATCAGAAGGAAGCCGATTTGGTAGACCTACAATAGCAGTACGAACAACCGGTTGTACACATCGTTGCTGGTTTGGCCAAGGTGGTTGGTGCGACTCCTGGTATACAAGTATACATCCAGAAAAAGGAACATTTTGTTTCAATGACATTATCAAGATATATGATGAAAATCCTCATATCAAAGAAATGATGTTAACTGGCGGATCACCAACAATGCATCCAACATTGGTAAATGAATTAACACATTTTGCACATGAAAGAAACATTCTTATCACGATTGAGACAGAAGGATCTCATTTTATCGCCACTGATTACCCTATTGGTTTGGTTAGTCTTAGCCCTAAGTTTAATAACAGTGTTCCCGTTGTGGGCGTTGCTACGCCGCAAGGCACGATTACGGATGAGAAGATGGTGGCGCAACACGAAAAATTTCGTCTTAACAAAGATGCAATCAAACAAATGATAGAATTTCATACGGATTATCATTATAAACCAGTATGGGATGGCACTCAAGAAAATTTACAAGAAATTGAAACGTTTCGCATAGAAATGAATATTCCTAAAGACAAAACATACATTATGCCTGCAGGCGATACCCGAGAAGAATTAATTCATATGTATCCGGTGGTATTTGATATGTGTGCCGAACATGGATATAACATGACAGGACGAGACCATATTATTGCATTTGACACAAAACGAGGAGTATAATGTATTACACAACAACAACTATTGGCGATATTAAAATTATATACGAAATAACACGATGAAAAAAATACTTTATTTTACGGCATCTTGGTGCGAACCTTGCAAAACATTGCGACCAAGAATAGAACGATTATCTGCAGAACTTCCCATACAAATTATTGATGTAGATGCAAATAAATCAACTTGCGATAAGTATGGAATTAAAAGTGTTCCGTGTGTAATCATTACGATGAATGATCATGCAACAGGACGAATTGTCGGAAACAATATTACAGAAACGGCAATTAGAAAAATGTTTAATTAAAAAAGGAATAAGTTATGAATTGGTTACCAACCGGAGATCAAGTTTTATTAAAATTACAAGAAAAATCAGACAAAACATCAAGTGGTATTATCATTATGACAGGCACAGATGAGTATCGGTATGCCAATGTAGTAAAAACAGGACCAGGTCTTTTTACACAAACAGGTGATAGAATTTCAATGACAGTTCAAGAAGGCAATGAAATCATGATTCATTCCAATCAAATTGGAGATCACAAAGAAGTTTCAATTGACGGAGAAAAATATCTGTTAGTAAGAGAATCAGAAATTGCATTAATTAAACAAGCATGATAGAAATTTTAGGATGGATTAGTACGGCTTTGGTATTAGCTGGATACTTTTCAAATGCAAAAGGCTGGACAAAAGCCGCAATGATTACTTGGATCATTGGAGATACCGGATGGATTACTTATGATTTTTTCATTGAGAATTACAGTCATTTGGTTTTGAGTTTAGTTATCATTGCAATCAACGTGTATGGAATTTATAGAATATGGAAAAAATCATAACACAAAAACAAATACAACAACGTGTTAAAGAATTGGCACAAGAAATTTCACAAGATCATATTGACTCTGGCAATATCCTGCCCCCGGTACTGGTTTGTGTACTTAATGGTGCCGTGCATTTCTTTTCAGATTTAAGCAGATCCATGACAATTATGCATGAAATTGATTTTGCTGGGTTACAATCATATCGTGGTCGAGATAATTCTGCAGGAATTTCAACAACTAAAACAATTGATTTGGAACTTCGTGGTAAAAGAGTTTATATTATAGATGATATTTGCGATTCTGGTGCTAGCATCATGGAAATGTTGTTTATGGTAAACAGCCGGATGGCAGAATGCGTAAAAGTTGTTACATTGTTGAAACGACGTGGGGGCGTAGACCTAACTAACTTTCATGGGTTTGAAATTAATGATGAATGGGTAGTTGGTTACGGATTGGATGATAATGGATTATTACGAGAATTACAAGACATATACAAGGTTAATTAATGTATCAAGCAATCGGTTATGACAAAAAGAATGGAATTATGCACGTATGGGATGATGAATTGGGACATCAAAAGTTTCCATTCAAACCATATGCATATTTACCAGATGATTCGGGACAACATCAATCTTTAGATGGAACTCGTTTATCTCGTGTAGATGGCAATTGGAAAGACAATGCAACTGCATATGAATCCGATTTAAATGAAGAAATGCGTACGCTTATTGATCTTTATTACGAAAGCGATTTAGTTTCCAAAGGACATCGAGACTTTTTCTTTGATATTGAAGTAGAACGGGACGAAGATGGGTATTCGACCCCCGAAGAAGCTCGTTCACGAATAACGTCCATTGCATATTATGATAAAGCTGGGCGTACCATGAAAGTTTTGTTGTTAGACGAATCAAAAAGAATAAAACACGATGCATTTTCTACCAATAAATATGATGTAGAAATATTTGATTCTGAAGCAACAATGCTTATGCGGTTTATCAATGCATTTGCAGAAATACAGCCCACCGTAATTACCGGATGGAATACAGATAATTTTGATATTCCATATCTTGTTAATCGCATCAAAAAAATATTAGGTGCACAAGCAATCAAAAAATTATCTCCTGCGGGCATTGTTGAATGGAACAAAAATCGAGATCGTTACAAAATATTTGGCGTATCTAGTTTAGATTATTTAACATTATACAAAAAGTTTACGTATACTGAGTTACCAAATTACCGTTTAGATACTGTTGCAAAAAAAGAATTGGGCAGAGGTAAAGTTGAATATGATGGTGATTTAGATCAATTGTTTACAACAGACATTCACAAATTTGTTGAATACAACGTAACAGATGTTGAACTAATTTATGAAATGGATGAAAAACTACAATTAATTGCACTTGCAAGAACCATATGTCATAAAGGACATGTTCCTTATGAAGATGTATACTATGCATCTAAATATTTGGATGGTGCAGCAATTGTAGATTTAAAACGCAATGGATTAGTTGCTCCTAACAAACAATTTCGCTTTGTTGAAGAAGAATCGGAAGCTGATGCACTTGCAGGAGCATATGTAAAAGATCCAGTACCAGGATTGTATAAATGGATTTATGATTTGGATTTGACATCATTATATCCAAGCATTATCATGAGTTTGAATATTTCTCCAGAAACTAAAATAGGAGTAATTTCCAATTGGAATCAAGAATGTTTATTGAAAGATGAAGCACAACAAGCAAAGTTTGTTGATGGTACATATGTACAAAATGTTAAAACTTGGCTGCAAGATACACAACATGTTGTTGCAAGTAATGGTGCAGTGTATCGCACAGATCGCAAAGGGTTTCTTCCAGCAATTCTTGAAAAATGGTTTGATGAACGAGTTACCTACAAAGACAAACGAGATGAATATGCAGTTGGAACAGAAGAATATAAATTTTATGATGCATTGCAATTAACACAAAAAGTATTGCTTAATTCATTTTATGGAGTATTGGGACTTAAAACATTTCGCTTTCATGATTTGGATAATGCAGGTGCAATTACCGCTACAGGTCAAAGCGTAATTAAATTTTCGGCAAAGGTAATTAACAATCATTATGCAAAAGAAACGGGACAAGATTATTTTGTTAATGCAACCAATGGTAAAGCAGAATTTGCTTTTTATACAGATACAGATTCAACATTTGTTTCTAGTTTACCACTTATTGCAAAACGTTTTCCTAAATTTGATGAATCAGATGAACAATTTATGATTGACCAAACCAATGCAATTGCATCGGAAATACAAAAGTTAGTGAACACAATGTATGACCGTTATGCCGACGTATTTCACAATACTAAATCACATCGTTGGCAAATCAAACAAGAATATGTTGCAAAATCTGGATTATGGATTGCTAAAAAGCGATATGCACAATGGGTTATTTTTAAAGAAGGCAAACCTACGGATAAACTTGATATTAAAGGATTAGATGTTGTTAGATCATCATTTCCAGAAGATTTCAAAAAAATCATGAAAGAAACATTGTGGAACATTCTTAAAGAAAAAGATAAAACCGAAACTACGGATATGATTCATAAATTTAAATCTGGATTAAAATCATCTCCAGTACTCAATGTAATGAAAAATTCTGGAGTTAAAGAAATATCAAAATTTACAAAAGGTCGCAAACCATTTACGGGATACGAAAAAGGTACTCCAGCACACGTTAAAGCTGCAATCAATTTTAATGATTTGTTATCAATGCATGGAATTCGCGATGTTGAACTCATTCAAAATGGTGAAAAAGTAAAATGGGCATATTTGTCAGATAATCCATATGGATTTGATACAATGGCATTGCGAGGATATGAAGATCCATCACAAATTGTTGATTTTGTTACTCAATACATTGACCGCAATAAAATCTTTGAAAAAGAATTGAAAAATAAATTGGATGATTTTTATGCTGCAATGAATTGGGGGGCATTTCCAGAAAATAATTCGGTAGCAAAATTTTTTAGTTTCGGAAAATGATTTTTTTTTTTGATATATTTATATTTAAAAAAAGAATATAAACATGGGAAATATTAGATTAAAAAAATTGCTACAAAAAAACATGAAGCGATTTGGCACTAAGAATTTAAATGAATCAACGGATCCAAGTTATTTACAATTTGCTAAAAAGGCATCATATAATAACTTGCATGATGATATAATGAGTGCAGCTGAAGATTTAGCAGAAGCATTAGAACAACCAAAAATGGAAGATCTTCCAATTGTACAACATGCTATTCAACAATTGAAACGATGGACTGATAGAAAAAAACCAGCACCATATTCAGTATATGCATTAGTACAAGAAGCACCAGCATTATTAGATAAAATGCAAGCTAAAAGTAAAAATGCATGGCAAGAAATGCGTTCACATTGGGGTGGAATTGTAGATGCAATTGCCGATGAAGATGAAGATGAATATGTTACTGAATTTGAACCAAATGATGATGATATGATTTAACTAATATAAATTGAAGTGCTAGCAGTAATGTTAGCACTTTTTTACTGTTACAAAGGTTGGAATAAATAGATAAATTCATTATAATAAGTTATGATTGGTTATAAAACGCATTGGTATGGTAAAGAAGTTGAAGGACGCTTTACAGATATCGAAACATTGTTTATTTCAGATGTCAAAGCAATGTATAAAAAATTAACACCTTGTGCACACATTTATTTTTGTTCTCCAGCAACAAAACAATTAATTAAAAATCAATCATGGGATTCAATATTTGCAATGATAACCGATACTACATTTGTTACGATTGAAGTTACTCCTGGTATGTTAAAACACGTACCACCCATGATTAGAATTAGAGCACACATTTTATTGATGTTAGATTGTGAAGATGCTGCATTGTTAAAACAAACAGATAGCATCAAAGTTGTATATGCAGATTATTCTTTGTATTGCACAACGGTTCACAATATGCAACAAGTTACACCCGATATGTATAAATTTGATAGACAATGAAGATAGGACTTATTGCCGGTAGCTTCGATGTATTACATCCAGGCTACATTGAAATGTTTGAACAAATGGAAGATGAATGTGATCAGGTATGGGTATTGCTCCAAACCGATCCAACAATTGAACGTCCCGAAAAAATGAAACCAGTTCTTTCAGTTAAAGATCGAGCATCAATGTTGATTGCATTGCGACACGTTAATCATGTTATTCCATATACATTAGAATCGGAATTGCATTATAAATTAAAGCAGTTTGCTGAAAACAAATCCGCCGAATATGTTCGTTATTTAGGTGATGATTACATCGGAAAGAAATTTACGGGCGATGATTTAGATCTTCCAATTCAATACTTAAGCAGAGACCACGGTTGGTCAACAACTAAATATAAAAAATTAATAGCAGATGAAGTACAGCGTAGTAGTAACATTTAGTATCGAAGGGTTTCATTGTTGGCCTGCAGCTAAAGATGTTTTTCCAGAAGTAGCATTTTTATCAGATAGACATCGTCACATGTTCGGCTTTCGTTGTTATGCACGAGTAACGCATACAGATCGTGATGAAGAATTTATTTTGTTGAATCGCAAAATACAAAAAGCGTTGCGAATTGGGTTTACTGGATCAGAAACTAATGTATTGGAATTTGATTCAATGTCGTGTGAGGCAATTGGAGAATGGTTACTAGAACAATTTCCAACTCTTTACAAAGTAGAAGTTTGGGAAGATTGGGAAAATGGTTGCGTTATTGAAAGATAATATGAAAATATATTTAGTAGACATAGAATCAGTTCCAACTCGTTATACTTGCGAATGGAAAACACATGTACCGCAATTGCTTCAAGATAATGGATTTGATGTTGAAGTAGTTGAGGGTGATACCACAATACCAAAAGCTGCAACACCAGGTGCCTTTTTGAATTTTGGTGGTACCAATATGTACAAATCAACACAAGTGCATCGATTAGCAGAATTATTTACGAACGGAACAATACAAGCAGGAGATCATATTATTTTTACAGATGCTTGGCATCCAGGTATTATCAATGTAAAATACATGAGTGAACTTTTAAATATTCCTGTTGTAACGCACGGACTTTGGCACGCGGGTTCATATGACCCAAATGATTTTTTAGGTCGACTCGTAGGAGATAAACCATGGATACGACACGCTGAACAGGCCATGATTGCAGCATATGATCGCAATTGGATTGCAACAGCAGCACATTTCAAATTAATGAATCAAACATATGATATTTTTCATGATTCATCGTTTGATAAAACAGGTTGGCCCATGGAATATACTAAATCAATGATTGCCCCAGAAGCTTGGGATAAAAAAGAAAATATCATTGTGTTTCCACATCGCATTGCACCGGAAAAACGATTAGATTTGTTTCAAGAATTGGCAGCTCGTCCAGAATTGGCACATTATCAATTTTGTGTTGCTATGAAAATGAATTTGACAAAAACAGAATATCATGTGTTGCTACAACGTGCTCGATTTGCAGTTTCGTTTGCAGATCAAGAAACATTGGGCATTTCAATGTACGAATCAGCTTGTGCCGGAGCATGCCCATTGGTACCAAATCGATTATCATATTCAGAAATGTATGATCCAATGTTTAAACAAGCTAATTCGGTTGATATGGCAGTTACGGCAATATTGGAATACGAACAAAAAAACATATCTGAAAATATAGCACAATTGGTAGAAAGATTGCATAACAACTTTTTTTCAGCAAAACGATTAATTAATAAACTAAAGGAATACAATGGCAGAAAATAAACGATTTATATATTTTCCATCTTTATCTGCAGGATCGATGGTTTCTGCATTCAAAAAAGATATGAAGTTTGCAAATGGCGATCCGGTAAAATTCTTTGATTCTAGATATCCTGCAGAATGGAGACATCCATATTTTTTGGTTACGGCAGGACATCATTACAAGAAAATGGATTTTCGCGATCAAATGGGATTAGAAAAAGATGTGCTAGTATTTGGTGACTCAGGAGGTTATCAGATTGCAACAGGTGCATTGCCATATAGCAATGAATTGCGAGAAAAGATATTTCATTGGTTAGAAGCAAACAGCGATGTTGCAGCTAATTTGGATATCCCGCCCAAAACAAAATATCGCAATCAATTTGCACATTGTGCTGACATTAGTTTTGATAATTTTGCTTGGTTTGAAAAACATCAAAGCGGTAAAACAAAATTTTTAAACATGTTGCAAGGTTCAAATGCCGATGAATATACTTGGTGGTATCATAAATTTAAGCATTTTGATTTTCAAGGTTGGGCAATTGGAGGTCCGCAAAAATTAGTTGATTTCATGTTTGCGGTTTCTTTGATGCTTAAAGAGCGAGAATTTGAAAATAAACGATTAGAATACGTTCACTTATTAGGCATTAGCAAAATTTCAGATTTCTTTATTTTGGCTACATTGCAAAAATTAATGAATGAACATACCGGAAATCGAATTTATATTACAACGGATTCATCTTCTCCAGGACAATATCCAGTATTTGGAACATATCTTCATTCAACAAATTACAAAACACAATCATTTTCAGAATTGTATTTTCCAAAGAATGCCGAATATCGCAGAAAGGCACACATCAAACAAGGTAAAACTGGAGAAGTTGCAATCGATTTGACTCAATATGTTCCATGTGCATTGGGATGTCCTGCATGTAAAGATTTTACATATGAATTGCTAGGAGGTAAAACTGCAGATGGTTTGGATCGATATTCTCAAGAAGCAATGCCAAGAATGGTAGTTCACAACACGCATTTGTATGTACAGGCAGCAAATGAAATCAATCAAATGGTTGATAGTCACGTAGAATTGCTAGAAACAGTAATACCAAGAGATTTATATGATGTAATTTTATCTTTGCATGAAATGTTTGCAGATCCAGATTCGGCACCTCAAGTATACGAAAAATACATCAAAACATACAAAAAATTCGGTGGTAGCAGTATATCAACTACCGATGCAGAAAATTTTAATAAATTCTTTACATTTTAAATTGGAATAAATAATGGAAAAAAGCAAATTACAATCGTTTATTAATCGTTACTATTTAGCAGGAAACTGCGAAGCGGTTATTTTGAAAGAACAAGAAGATTCAATTGGTTGCGAACTAATTGATATGGATCAAACCATCGTTGGTAAAATTAAATGGAATACTAAACCATTCATGAAGGGCATGTTAGGTATCAATCATACCGGAGCATTAATTAAAATGCTAGGAGCATTAGGTGAAAACATTGCAATTGATGTAAAAGATGCTGCAGGTAAAAATTATGCCATGAAAATTTCAGAAGGTAGTACGCAAGCAACTTTTATGTTAGCCGATACAACAGTTATTCCGGCGGTGCCATCAATCAATGCAGAACCTGAATATCAAATTACTATTCCAGTCAATGAAGAATTTGTTAGCAAATTTATCAAAGCAAAAAATGCATTACCTGATGCAAAAAATTTTGCAGTGCAAGTTATTAACGGACAAGTAAAATTCATTATCAATTACACAACAGTAAACGCAGATAATATTTCATTTGAAGTAGGTCCCACTAACATGGACAATATGGATCCGGTTTGTTTTTCGGCAGATAAATTAAAAGAAGTTCTTGTAGCAAATCGCGGTGATTCAGGTGAATTGAAAGTATCCCCAGATGGATTATCAAGAATTGAATTTAAAGGTACAGATTTTGAATCAATCTATTGGTTAGTAATGCTACAGAATTAATATGCAAGTACAAGTAATAAACAATTCATTAAGCCCTTTACCGGTTTATGAAACGCCACAAAGTGCTGGTATGGACGTAAAATGCACAGAACCCATTGTATTGAATCCAGGAGAACGAGTTTTAGCAAAAACAGGATTATTTGTGCAAATACCTGCAGGATTTGAACTTCAAGTTCGTCCGCGCAGCGGTTTGGCATTAAAACATGGTGTTACTGTATTGAACGCCCCAGGCACAATCGATGCCGATTACCGAGGTGAAATTGGTGTTATTTTAATCAATCATGGCAATATGGTTGTAGAATTTGCACAAGGAGAACGAATAGCACAAATCGTATTGGCTCGAGTAGAACAAATTCAATGGAAATTAACCGATTCATTATCAACAACAAAACGAGGACAACAAGGCTTTGGTTCAACAGGTAAATAACATGATAACAAAACAAGAAAATACGCTCTGGGTAGAATCGTTCAGGCCAGACACGTTAGAAGGATACATAGGAAATGAACACATTATTGAAAAAGTTAAAATTTTTATTGAAAATGGCGACGTTCCGCATCTATTATTTTATGGATCAGCTGGAACAGGCAAAACAACGTTGGCGAAAATAATTGCAAACAGCGTAGATGCAGATTTAATGTATATCAATGCATCTGATGAAAATTCGGTGGATGCCGTACGAGATAAAATTAAGCGTTATGCATCTACGGTTGGATTTCGTCGTTGGAAAATCATTATTTTAGATGAGGCAGATTATTTGACGCCAAATGCCCAAGCTGCTCTTCGTAACCTAATGGAAACATATAGCAAAACAACACGTTTTATTTTAACATGTAATTATGTTGAAAAAATTATTGATCCAATTCAATCTCGTTGTCAAACATTTGCTATTACGCCACCAAATAAATCAGATGTTGCAAAGCGATTGGTTGCAGTATTAAATGAAAAGGGTGTTACGTATGACATCAAAGATATTGCTGCAATTATTAATGCATCATATCCAGATATTCGTCGTGCAATTAATGCAGCACAGGCATCAGTTGTTAATAACACGTTGCAATTAGATAAAGCAAGTGCAATACAAGCAAATTACATGACTGAAATATTGGAGATTCTTAAAACGTCAAAAGATAAAAAAGCATCATTCACAAAAATTCGTCAAGTAATTGCTGACAGCAAAGTACGAGATTTTACCGGATTGTATACATTTTTATATGATAATTTAGATGATTTTGCACATGGTCATGTTGCCCCATGCATTTTAATCATAGCAGAAGCACAATTCAAAGATGCAAATGTAGTAGACAAAGAAATCAACATTATGGCAATGTTTGTAAATTTATTAGGAGAATTATGAGTAGTTTAAATGTTAATATTGGTCCGCAAGATATGCAACCAATTTCATGCAAAGAATGCAACGGATTGTATTTTCGTCAAGTAATGGCAATCAACAAAGTAAGCAAATTTTTAACTGGTGCAGATAAAGACACAATGGTACCTATTCCCGTATTCAGATGCGATGATTGCGGATACGTTCCAGAAGAATTTCAACCCGTTAAAGTTAAAAAGTAATGTCTGCACCATACCATAAAGATTTAGTTACGATTGTATTTAAAACATCGGACCGAAGCAATGCACGAACAAAAATTAAAACGTTTCGCAACAAATCAATTGATGATATTTTAAGTGCAAAACATGTAACGGGAATACCAGATACGGCTGTTATTTTAGAAGCAGGAATGGGTGAATATTTAGAACAACAATATCGTAAAAAATATAATTTATAATAAATGGCAGAAGAAAAAAAAGCAGCAACAATTTTTGATTTAATCGGCGGGGTAACTGATAAAAAACGAGAATGGAAAAAATGGTCAGAAACCGATCAAAAGAAATTTTCTACATTCATCGTTAACCGTTGGTTGTCAATGCGCATGGAGTTAACGGAATTAATCAATGAATTACAAATGTATACTATTGGACAATTACGTCCACAAGAAACTTATAAATTGTATCATGATCTTTTGCCTACCAATAAAAGTTTTGCAAAATACATCAAAGGCAAATCGGAAAATAAGTATGATAAAGAATTGATTACACAATTTGCAGAACATTATCAAACAAGTTGTTCGGAAGCCGCGGATTATTTAGATTTAATGGATAGAATACAATGTGAAAGAATATTAACCATGTATGGATATAGTGAATCAGACAAAAAACGTATGTTAAAAGGTATCAAATGAATGTAAATACACAATCATATTACAAAGGTACGGATAGTCTTTATAAATTTGTAGAAGATTGGGACTTAAATGCCTATGAGTTTGACATCATTAAACGCATCGTAAGGTGCCGGCATAAAGGATCGTTTTCGGAAGATTTAATTAAAACTAAAGATTTAATTGATATTTATCTTCGAGAACAAGAACATCGATATTTGGATTTTAACAAATAATTCCTTATCATATAATATGAAACAAGGAAATTACATTAATCCTGTATATAAATTAGCAATACGAGATGCAGATTCTGTTCCTAGAAAAATATCTTATTCGCAATGGTCAATGTATGAACGTTGTCCACTTTCTTGGAAATTAGCATATATTGATGGATTGGCGCCATTTCAAGCATCAATCGAAACCGTATTTGGTACGGCATTTCATGAAACATTTCAACATTTCTTAACCGTAATGTATACGGAATCTGTTAAAAAAGCAGAATCATTAAATCTTCGTTCCATATTGCAAAGCAAGCTTCGTGATGAATATACACGATGTGTGCAAGAAATGGGAGGCGAACATTTTTCTAATCCGTTACAATTGGCAGAATATTTAGAAGATGGTGCTGCTATTTTGCAATGGTTTTTGAAACGTCGTGCACAATATTTTTCAAGCAAAGATTGGGAATTAGTAGGCATTGAAATTGAATTATGTCACCCTGCGTCAAACAAGAATCCTTCAGTATATTGGTATGGGTTTATTGATGTTGTTATGCTGCATGTTCCTACCAATACGTTTAAATTGTTTGACATTAAAACATCTCGTAACGGCTGGAATAAATCAGCCAAATCGGATGCAATGAAAGCTGCACAATTAGTGGCATATAAAAATTATTTTTCAGAACAATTTGGTGTTCCACGAGAAAACATTGATATTGAATTTTTCATTGTTAAACGCAAGATTGTTGAAGAATCAATGTTTCCACAAAAACGCATACAAAATCATAAACCTGCTGCAGGTTCAGTAACACAAAAAAAGATTCAACGTCAAATTGATGCATTTGTTGATGCATGTTTTGATCAAGCAGGAAATAAAAATGCAGATAGAAACTATGTAGCCGTTGCTGGTAAAGGTGCTACAAATTGCAAATATTGTCCATTCAAAACTGATTATGAACGATGTCCAAAAGATGCTAGGATTCGTGAATAAAATTTATTATAATAAGTTATGATTAAATGGACACATAAACATGTATATGTATATGAATTTACATTAAATAATCATGAATCGTGGCCTGGTACAAAAACATGCACAATGCAATACAGTTTGTGCACAAATATCGATGGTCCTGAACACAAAGAAAATCGAAAATTATTAGAACAAATGCTTCGTTTAGTTTACAAGCATTATCCAAAAGGTGTTAAATTTGTACGAGAAAAAACATGAAACGAATTGCAATTATTGGAAACACAGATTGGCAAAACAAAAGAAAAATACAAGAAACATTGCAATTAGCAAAAAAGAAATTTGGAGATGATGTAGTTGTAGTTGGAGCCGGCGGCAATGAAGGAGCAAATAGTATGGTTAGGAAATATGCATTGGAATTTGGACTTCATTATGAAGAATACAATCCTTCATTTTCAGGACATAACATGTATTCAGCAATGCCCGAATCATATTACGGAAAACCATATCATTTTTCACAACTTCATCATCGCATGAAACTTATTGCAGAACGATGCGATTACATGATGATTTTAAACAATCACACACAATTAGACCCAGTGTTACAAACCGCATGGACTCGCACTAAAAAATTAAATAAACCGGTGGTTATACTAGGCTGAAACATATTTATATAAAAGTTATAAAGGAGTAAATGGAGTTACCAAAATTAAGAAAAATCGATCCAAACAAACCCAAGAAAAAGAAAATTTTATTGTTAGCAGACGATTTTCGGTTGCCATCTGGCATTGGAACAATTAGTCGTGAAATTATTTTTAACACTGTGCATCATTATGATTGGGTGCAATTGGGTGCTGCATTAAAACATCCAGAAGCCGGACAAGCATTTGATTTATCTGTGCAAGTTGCACAAGAAACAGGCGTACCAGATGCTTCAGTTAAAATTATTCCATGGAATGGGTATGGTGATAGAAATGTATTATTTGCAATTTTAAATCAAGAACGACCAGATGCAATATTTCATTTTACTGATCCTAGATATTGGACGTGGTTGTATGCTATTGAACATGAAATTAAAACTACCTTTAAACTTCCAATTATATATTACTCAATTTGGGACGATCTACCATACCCAATGTGGAATGCACCATTTTATGCAAGTTGCGATTTGATTATGGGTATTAGCAAACAATCAGACAATATTCATCGCGAAGTACTTACACAAAATGGTTTTGATATTGTAGATTATGATGCCGATGTTTGTACTGCAGATGTAAAATGGAATCAAATTATTACGGGATTTGTTCCGCACGGATTAAATCATAACACGTTTAAACCATTATCGCAAGATGATGTCGTATATAAACAAATGCATGAACGTATTAAAATTAAAAATGGTGTTGATTTTGTAGTTTTTTGGAATAATCGAAATATACGGAGAAAACAACCAGGCGATGTAATATTAGCATTCAAAACATTTGTAGACGCATTACCAAAAGAAAAACAAAATCAAGTTGCACTTTTAATGCATACTCAAATTGTAGATGAAAATGGTACAGATTTAAATGCAATTCATAAAACACTGGCGCCAGAATGTAAAATTATTTTTTCTGAACAAAAAATGATGCCAAATGAATTAAATGCAATGTATAATGTTGCCGATGTAGTAGTTAATATTGGTAGTAACGAAGGTTGGGGACTAAGTTCAACCGAAGCAATGTTATCAGGGACTCCTATTATTAATAACGTAACAGGTGGACTACAAGATCAATGCGGATTTGTCGACGAAAATGATGAATGGATACGATTTAATAGTGATTTATCAACAAATCATACGGGTAAATATAAAAATCACGGAATTTGGGTAAAACCAGTATTTCCTAGTAATAGAAGCTTGCAAGGTTCTCCGCAAACGCCATATATTTTTGATGATCGAGCTCGTTTCGAAGATGTTGCTGATGCAATTCGTTATTGGTATGACACTCCAGAAATGCTTCGAGAGTCAATGGGCCAATCAGGAAGAGAATGGTGTTTAAAAAATGGATTGACTGCTCAACAAATGGGTCAAAAAATGATTAAAATGATTGATTATTTATTCCAATCTAAACCGCAAATGAGAAAAAACTATACGATACATAAAGTTACAACTAAAAAATACGAAAAAACAGGAATAGTATGCGAACAGTAGTTATTTCATCACCTTTAGCAACACAATCCGGGTATGGACATCATGCACGAGAGATTATTGCAAATTTTATAGAACAACGAAACTCCGATTGGGACATTAAATTAGTTTCAATGCCATGGGGCCATACTCCATTTACCTATCCACTATCAATTGATTGGCAAAAACGATTGATTCCATTGCCATTACAATATCAGCCAGATATTTGGGTACAAATTACAGTTCCAAATGAATTACAAGCAATTGGTAAATTTAATGTTGGAGTTACTGCAGGAACGGAAGGAGACATATGTCCAGAAGCTTGGATTGATAATTTGAATGCAATGCAACTAGTTATTGTTCCAAGTGAATTTACCAAACAAGTATTTGTTAATACATCACAAAAACACAATAAACCAATAACAACGCGTATTGAAGTTATTCCGGAATATTTTGATGAAACGATTTATACAAACAATGTACAATTGCAATTAGAAATTCTAGAACAAATTCCAGAAACATTTGCATTTTTATCAGTTGGCCATTGGCTGCAAGGACAAGTTGGAGAAGATCGTAAAAACATTAGCGGCTTGCTTCATTGCTTTTTCAATACATATAAGAATCAAAAAGATGCACCTGCTCTCATATTGAAATCAAGTGGTGCAACATATTCCGTAATGGATCGAATGGAGATTGAAAATAAAATCACACAAATACAAGATATGTTTGGTAATGCAAAATTACCTAATGTATATTTGTTACATGGCGATTTGGCAGATGAAGAAATGAATATGCTTTACAATCATCCAAAAGTTAAAGCTATGATATCGTTTACCAAGGCAGAAGGATTTGGAAGACCATTATTAGAATTTTCTACTACAGGTAAACCAATTATTGCTCCACATTATTCTGGACAAGCAGATTTTCTTAAAAAAGAATTTATTTGCCCGCTTTCAGGAGTATTAACAGATATCCATGGGTCTGCTAGAAATGAATTTTTAATTAAAGGAGCAAAATGGTTTACTGTAGATTATGGATATGCTGGTAAAATGATGAAAGAAGTTCAAAAGAATTATAAAAAATGGAAAGAATTAGCAAAACGTCAACGATATTATGTCAATTTAACATTTACAAAAACTGCAGTAACCGCAGTATATAAAAAAGTATTAAATATTATTGATAATTCAATTCAATCGTCGCCGCAGCATGTAACTTTAAATTTACCAAAATTGAAAAAAATTGATAGCGAAACTAAACCCACTATTACATTACCCAATTTAAAAAAGATTGAGGCATGAAAATAAGTTATGCCGTCACGGTTTGCAATGAGTTTATAGAAATTCAGCGACTGTTAAATTTTTTATTGAAACATAAACGGCAACAAGATGAAATTGTAGTACTACTGGATACTACAAAAGCTGATTCTGAATTGATATCAACGTTACGACTTTTTGAAAGTCATAACATGGATCATATGGTAGTTTGGCCTGCAGAATTTCAAGGACATTTTGCCAATTGGAAAAACAAATTAACTAGTTTTTGCAAAGGCGATTACATTTTTCAAATTGATGCGGATGAAATTCCAGATGAAAATTTAATTGATATTTTACCTGCAATGCTAGAAGAAAACAATGAGATTGATGTTTTTTTAGTGCCGCGCATAAATACAGTAGAAGGTTTAACGGCCGAGCATGTTGCTAAATGGAGATGGAACGTAAACAATGAAGGTTGGGTCAATTGGCCTGATTATCAATGGCGTATATGGAAAAACAATGCTGAAATTACGTGGATAAACAAAGTGCATGAACGTTTAGCTGGTTTTAAAACTTACACAACGATGCCAGACGCAAAACAATTTGCACTTTATCATCCAAAGACTATTGCTCGACAAGAAAAACAAAACGCATATTACGATACATTATAATGGAAACAATTTATAGCAAAGTTAATTCTGATTTATTACATATTATTGTACGTAAAACTGATTTAAAGCCAGGTAGAACGGAAGTTGTGCCAGAATCAAATTTTATTCAATGTGCTTTACTTAATATGCCAAATGGAAAAACATTTCAGCCGCATAAACATATATGGAAAGAACGTACCAGAAATGTTATCGCACAAGAAAGTTGGATTGTAATTCAAGGTAGTGTACGATGCATATTATATGATATTGATGATACAATTATTGCAACGCCAACATTATATCCTGGAGATGCATCATTTACTTTGCAAGGCGGACATACATATGAAATATTAGAAGATGACACGTTAGTATACGAATATAAAACAGGTCCATATGAAGGACAAAAATTAGATAAACAATTTATTTTATAAAAATATAAGGACAAATATGAAATCGCATGAAGTTAAAAGTTTAATTACATCAAACAATCCAATTATTTTAGATATCGGATGTCATATTGGCAAAGATAGTGTTATTATGGCAAATAATATCCCAAATTCAACAATATACTCATTTGAAGCTGATCCTGAAGTGTGTAATCGATTTAAACAATATGTATATGTTGATAATTTTACAAATACTACATGTAATATAAATTTAGTTGAAACTGCACTCAGTGATGAAATTGGATTTGTATCGTTTAATAGATCAAATCAATTTAAATCAGGAACATTGCAAAAACCGACAGGGCATTTACGAGTACATAGTGGAGTAACATTTGAAGCAATATCAGTGCCATGTACTACATTAGATAATTGGTATTCAAATCATTTATTGGGGCATGTTATAGATTTTATATGGTCAGATGTAAATGGTGGAGAAAAAAAATTAATAAATGGCGGAATAAATACATTAAATAATCATGTAAAATACATACAATTAGAATGTATAAATCGCGAATTGTGGGAAGGACAAATATATCAATCAGACATTCTAAGTTTATTAACTAATTTTGAAACAATACATTATGATAATCATGATATTTTACTAAAAAATAAAACGTTATAGTTAATTTTATGCAAACAATTAAATTACATTTAGGCTGTGGATGGCGGAATTTTGGTCCAGATTGGATACATGTTGATGGTGGCGATTATCCACATTTAAAATTCAATGATATTACTAATTTACCATATCAAAATGACATGGTAGATGTAATTTATGCATCTCATGTTATTGAATATTTTGATAGAAATGAAATTAAAACAGTTTTAGCAGAATGGCATCGAGTTTTACGCCCGGCCGGCGTGTTGCGAATTGCAGTACCTGATTTTTTAAAACTAATGTGGGTATATCAAGATACAAAAGATTTAAATAATATATTAGGTCCATTATTTGGACGAATGCCAATGGGTGATCAAACAATTTATCATAAAACCGTATATGATTTTAAATCTTTAAAAGAATTGTTAGAAACATTAGGATTTTACAATATAATTCATTATAATTGGAAAGAGACGGACCATGCACATTATGATGATCATTCTCAAGCATATTATCCGCATATGGATAAAGAAAATGGATTATTACTTAGTTTGAATATAGAGGCAACTAAATGAATTTTAACACGGTTACAGAATTTGAAAATCAAATTGCTAAGTTTTTTGGTTCACCATATGCAATTGCCGTTGATAGCTGTACGCACGGAGTTGAACTATGTTTAAGATATACATATGCAGATTATATTAGTGTTCCAAAAAATACATATCTTTCAATTCCATTCTTAGCAAACAAATTGTGTATTGATTTGCTGTGGAAGAATGAGGATTGGATTGATTATTATTATCTAACAGAAAATGTAATTGATGCTGCAGTATTGTGGAAATCAAATAGTTATGTTCCGGGCACATATATGAATTTGTCATTTCAATATCAAAAGCATTTAAGTTTAGGTAGGGGTGGTATGATATTGTTAGATAACGAACATGCTGCTATACAATTAAAAAAGATGTCATATGATGGTCGATTACCTAATATACCGTGGCGAGAACAAAATATCGAAACATATGGATATCATTATTACATGACTCCCGAAACTGCACAATTGGGTTTAGATAAATTGGATACGGCAATTGCAACTCAACCAAAACAATGGACAACAAAAGATTGGCCGGATTTAACAAAAATGGAAATTTTTAAATGAAAAAGAAAGCGTTTATTACAGGTATAGCGGGACAAGATGGTTCATATCTAGCAGAATATTTACATGATTTAGGATATGAAATACATGGCATTGTACGAAGAAATTCTACTCCAGAACATCAAGAATCTAGAATTACTCATCTAGATAATACAATTTATACATATTATGGTGATTTGTTAGATCAAAGTAGTTTAGAACATTTATTAGCAAAAATACAACCAGATGAAATTTATAATCTAGCAGCACAAAGCCATGTTAGAATTAGTTTTGATATTCCACAATTTACAGTACAAACAAATTCATTGGGAGTATTAAACATTTTAGAAGCATACAGAAATGCATGTCCAACGGCAAAGTTTTATCAGGCATCATCATCTGAAATGTTTGGTAGTTCGGTAGATGCAGATGGATTTCAACGAGAATCAACACCAATGCATCCAGTATCTCCATATGGTTGTAGCAAAGTGTTTGCATTTAACATAGTTCATAATTATAGAAATGCATATAAGTTGCATGCATCTAATGGTATCTTGTTTAATCATGAATCACCTAGACGCGGATCTAACTTTGTTACTAATAAAGTAGTAAAAGCTGCCGTAAGAATTAGTTTAGGTTTGCAAGACACATTAGAATTGGGAAATATGGATGCATATCGCGATTGGGGACATTCATATGATTATGTTCGGGCAATGTATTTAATTTTGCAACAAGATAAACCAGGGGATTGGGTAGTTGCAACGGGAGAAACAAGATCGGTACGAGATATGTGTGAGTATGTATTTGGTAAGTTAGGATTAGATTATAAACAATATGTAGTGCAAAATCAAAAATTCTTACGACCAGAAGAATTACCATATCTTAAAGGAGATTCAACAAAGATACGTACAAAATTAGGATGGCAACCAACATATACGTTTGAAAGTATGATGGATGAAATGATTGAATTTTGGCAAGGAATTTATCAATGATATCAATAGTCCAAAATTTTATTTGCACAAAGCCAGAGCGATTGCAAATATTGAAAGAACAGCTTCCGATAATTGGCAATGTATTTAGCGATGTAGAATTTTTTGTGAATTATAATACTACAAAAAATTTAGATGAAATACATTCATTATACAAACAATACATACCTAAATTGAATTTCTATAATGATTTAAGTGAAGAATGGGCACCGGTTACATTAGCATTAGCAAAACAAATAACAACACCATATACAATCTTTTTATGTGAAGATACACAAATACATGTATCTAAACAAAATGTATATAATCGTATCAATGAATTTATTGAATTAGATTATGATTATTTATTGTTAACTAAATTAGAAAAATATCTGCGGTCCGAATATGTAAATGGATATACTCCATATAATCATACAACATCGCCAGGTTATCAAAAATTGAAATACGGATATTTTTATTTAGGTAAACATGCTCCTCATAAAAGATTAAGTACCGATGCAGTTTATAAAACTGGTTGGTATCAAGATCGTTTAGAAGAATTTATATTGAATATTGATCAATGTAAACATCATATTCCAATTCGAGATAAAAGAAAACCAAATTGTTATGAAGGCTATTATGATTTTGACAATGGTATGGCTCGATTTGCAGAATTAAAATGTTATATACCAGATGAAGTAATTATATCTGAATTTGATGGAGTAAAACAAAATTCATGAAAAATATAGTTTTTATACCTAATGTTGATTTAGGAAATGGAAGAAATCAACCATATCATTATTCAATTAAAAGTTGGCAGAATTGGTGTGATAAAAATAATGTTCAACTAGTTGAATGGAAAGATGTAATCACCGATCCAAATCATTTAAAAGTTACTTTGCAAAGATATTGGGTACATGATATATTAGAACATAATGGAATTGATTATGATCAGGTATTAATTGTTGATGCTGATACTATTATACATCCGGATACTCCAAATTTCTTTTTAGAAACAAATGGCAAGTTTAGTGTTGTAGTTAATAACGGTTGTTATGAATGGACAACTAGAAGTATACAACGTTGGGGCGATGCATTATTTCCAAATCAACCTAAAATTAAAACATGGAATTATTTTAATGGTGGATTTCAAATTACCAATAAAGCGCATAAACCATTTTACGATAAAGTTAAAAATTTTTATTTGACAAATATTGATACTATAAATCAATGGGATGCTCAAATCAAAGCAGGAACAGATCAAACCATAATCAATTACTTAACACAATTATTCGATGTAGATGTTAATTATCTGCCAGAGTGTTATAATTTGCAAGATTTGTTTCGAAAGAATTTATTACATATTCCAGGACATTCTTGGTTTACCGATGAATTACATTTTGTTAATGCAGGGTGGATATATCATTTCAATGCAATTCCTCAAAATCCTAGACACGTAGCATATTGGCTGGAACGAACTTATAATGAATTGTATCCGATATCAAATCAAATTCCTAAATTTAGTCCTATTAGTTTGGATTATTTTTTAAATATGGAAGTAGCTAATGGCGGCATTAGCAAACAAATATTAAATTTAAATGGAAAATTGAAAACAGTCCGTGAGATTGTCGAATATTGGAAAACAGCAGCAGCCCCCGAATTAAAACCTGATAATTGGCAATATTATAATTGTATGATTGCTGGATTTCGAAAGAATGTTGCAAATCATCATGATTTAGGATGGGATAAGATGACTTTGGAATATTATGAATCTTTAGAACCAATGTCTGATGATGAAATTGAAGCATACCTACAAACAACGCCAGTAGATTTTGATAATGGATTTATTAAACATAGTTATCATAGAGCATATGCTATGATTGGTCGACTTGTTCGAGGAGAAAAATATATTCCATTTTATATTGAAACTAAAAAAATATATGACACGCCTACAAAACTTGATGGCGTGCATCGTGTTAAACCAATAACATCGAAAATTAAACTTTTGAAACAATTGGATGATCTAGGAATAGATAAAAAAGAATATTGTTTAACACAAAGTTCTATATTAAGCATAATGGATATTAGAGACAATGATGATTTAGATATTATTATTTCATCTAAACTGCGATTAAAGAATATTACATTTCCTGCAGGTGTAGAAGTATTTCCAGAGAATTATAATAAATTTAAAATGTTTGGAGCTAACGGCGATGATGATATTTTAAAAAATTATTGTATAGAAATTGATGGATATAAATTTTTAGAACCTAGATTTTACTTTTCTAGAAAAAATATAAATCAAAGCAGTCGGGATATTGCAGATTGGAATGCAATTCAAAAGTTTTTTGAATTAGAAAGTCATAAAGGTTATCCATTTAACTTTGATTTTTATAAATGGGGTGTTACTTATGTAGATAAAATTCAATTGGCTGATTTGCAATTAAACAAGTTTAAATTGATTAAAGACAAATATCATCGAGTAGTAGATGGTATCAATCATGGTCGATCGATATATTTCGATAAAACTACAAATTCATTTATAAAGATTTTCAATCCAGAATATTGTAGATTACAAAATTTTCAATCAGCAATTGAATCTGGATTGTTTAATGGATTAGTTCCTGCATTAGTAAATTTAATATATGATGGCAACATATTAATTGGTTATACGATGCAGAAAGGTCAAACTATTGCTGATAATGATTATGATTTTAATAAGATACCAACTCATTTTATTAAAAGCGTATTAAGAAATTGTAAGAAACGCAATAAAATTTATTATGATTTAGTTCCACAAAATATAATTCAGTTAGCAAATGGACAATGTAGTTTAATTGATTTAGAAAGTGTATATGAATATAATCAAGAAGATTTAATGCAACAACATAGTGCAGTGTATAAACCAAGTAACTTGTTAGAACAATTGGATTCTATTTAAAAATTTTATATAATAAGAAATATATGAAATCATTTCGGATATTAGTTACACACGCAGGTGGTCCTGCTGCAATTAGTGTTATAAAATCATTAAGATGTAGTAAATTTAAAAATGATATTGAAATAATTGCAGTTGATGCTGACCCAACAGCTGCAGGATTATTTTTAGCTGATCAACAGAATACGCTTCCGTATAGTACACAAGAAACACAATGGTTAGAATCTTTATTTAAATTAATCAACCAATACAACATCAATGTAATATTTCAAACCGGCGATTCAGATGTAACATTGTTTTCTAAGTTTCAAAAACAAATTCGCGAAGCTAGCGTAAAAATATTAATTTCATCTATGTTAACAATTGATAGTTGCCAAGATAAATATGCATTTTATTCATTATGTAAAACTGAATTCAAATTGCCGTTAACATCTCTGACGCGATTAGATTATCCTGGTAAAAAAATTATTAAACCTATACGAGGCAGTGGTAGTAGAGATATACAAATTGTAGCCAATTCGCTTTCATTGATATTGGATCCAGGGTTCATGATACAACATTATGTTGATGGGCCAGAATATTCTGTGGATGTACTATGCGATGAATCATCTAATATGATAATTGGCGTTGCTAGAGAACGCATTCAAACAAAAGCAGGAATTTCAACTAAAGGTCGCATTGTTAATAATCATAAACTTTTAAATGAATGTGCGCGCATATGTATGCATTTAAATATAATTGGTCCGGCATGTATTCAATTAAAACAAGAAGCAAATGATTATTTTTTCTTAGAAATTAATCCTAGATTCGGTGGAGGATTATTTTTTAGTACATTAGCAGGTGTTAATATTCCAGAAATGATGTTAGAATATTTTTTTAAAAATTCAATAACAATTAATCAACCACAAGAAATAACGGTGGTTAGATACTTTAATGAGATTGTAATATAATGGCACATTTTTTTAGAATACATAATAATCAACTATCATCTTTAGGCGAAGTTAAAAAACTTGGATTTGATAAAAACGATGCGTATGCAATTCCTGATGAGTATTTGCAACGGCAAGAATTCATTGTTATGCGTACTTGTCATGGTATTGGCGATTGGGCGGTTATTTCTGCTATGCCTAGATTATTGAAACAAAAATATCCAAATTGTAAAGTTTACGTCCCATCGGCACAAATGTTACGTACCATATTTGGCGAAATGCTAAATACATGGGGCTATGGTGTATATGATTGTTCCAACATAACCTTAGATATCTTTAAAAATAATCCATACGTAGACGCATTCGTAGATAGCTATAACGATGAAATATTTCATGACCATTATAGGATTTATGATTTAGAAAATTCAAAAATTCCATTAGTAGAACAAATGTTAACATTTTGGCAATTTAAAAATTCTGAAATGCATGATAGTAATCCAGATATATTCTTTGATCAACAAGAAATCGATCGAGGAAATCAAATAATTGCAAATACATGGAATGGTTCAGAATATGGATACATTTCAGTATCTTCAACATTTGGTACTACATCAGAAGCACAAAATTTAATCGATGTTGTTGATAAAAAATTAAATTGGTTTTATTATGGCGAACAGCCAATTCAAGAAACAGCATTGAATTTTCTAGAAAATGTTATTGAAGTAAAACCAATGCAGTTGTCAATTAGAGAACAAATGTATTTAAAATCAAAAGCAATAGTTAATGTAGGAAATGAAACAGGCATGAACTTATGGTCGACACGTTTTTCAAAAACATATATTTTAGGAAATAAACGGTATGGTTCAAACCATGGCGGAATCAACGAAGGTAAAATTAGAAAAGATCCATTTTCAAGTGGTAACTTTGTAAAAAATGTTATATACGTATGAAATTTTATGAATCAACCCCATATTCAAAAACGCAGCAAGTTGCATTAGTAGATATTGATGAAACAATTTGTTGTTATCCCAATATACGGCGATATGATTTAGCACAGCCTATACAAGAGCATATTGATAAAATCAATGCAATGTATGATGCGGGATGGAAAATAATTTATTGGACGGCACGCGGAGCAGTATCAGGAGTTGATTATCGAGAATTCACGCTTAAACAATTGAACGAATGGAATTGTAAATTTCACGAACTAAAATGCGGCGATGAAAAACCGCATTTTGATTTAGTAATAGATGATAAAGCAAAAAGGATTGAAGAAATATGAAAAACAAAAGAATTTTAATTATCGGCGGCACAGGAGCATTAGGAAGCAATTTAGTACGACGATATTATCGCAATAATAATATTATGGTGTTATCTAGAAATGAACATAAACAAGAAGCAATGCGTTTAGAATTTCCTAATGTTATTTATAAGTTAGGTGACGTTAAAGATAAAAATTCAATTGCACGTTCATTTCAAGAATTTAAACCGCAAATTGTTATCAATACGGCCGCCGTTAAAACAGTTTGGGTATGCCAAGCAAATCCATATGAATCGGTAGAAGTAAATATCAATGGGCATCAAAATTTATTAGATGTTATTCAAGAAAGTACACATAAAATTGAAACGGTAATTTTTATTTCAACAGATAAAGCATGTAAACCAGTTAATGTATACGGGATGTCAAAAGCAATTGCAGAACAACTATATGTAGAATTTGCAAAGCAACAAACAGATATCAAAGTAGTATTAGCTAGATATGGAAATGTTTTAAATTCAACCGGATCAATTATTCCCGTATTTAAGAAGATGATTGAAGACGGCGTTGAATCATTACCTATTACAGACAGTAAAATGACTCGTTTTCTTTTAACATTAGATCAAGCTATTAATTTAGTTGAATGGGCATATAATCATCCAACATCTCATGGCAAAATTGCAATTCCAAAAATTGAATCTTTAAACATAATGGATTTGGTTAAATCGATTGCAGCCGCATGCGGCAAAACAGATATCAAGTTTCATAAGATTCCGATTCGAGATGGCGAAAAATTACATGAAGAAATGATTAGTGAAATTGAATGGCAACGAACTGAGGATGTTGGCGATTATTACTTAATTGGATTTGAAAAAAGAAATGAAGATTACGGAAAGCTCTCATACAATTCACAATATTATGTAACTAATAATGTAGTTAATTTCTTTAAAAACAATAATATTACAATATGATAGTCGGACTAAATGGAAATGGATTTATTTCGTATCATTTGCAAGTATACTTTTTTTATAAATGTAACGATATTAAAGTTATACAATTAAAACGAGATTTGCTAAATGATTTAGAAAATTTAAATAAATGCAATGTAATTATACATATGGCCGAAAAAAATCGAGGAAATGAATCGGAAATATATGCAAATAACATACAAAGTGCATTAAATTTAACTATTGCATTAGATAAAATAAATAAACAACCATTAGTTATTTATACGTCATCTATACATGAAACTGCCGATAATGTATATGGTCAATGGCGGCGAACTAATAAAATAACTTTTTTAAAATGGGCAAAAAATAATAATTTTATTTCAATTAAATTACCAAATATATTTGGTCCATTTTGTAAACCAAATTATAATTCATTCATTGCAACATTATGTGATTCGTTTATTTCAAAAAAAGAAGTTACTGTTACGGATAATAAAATTACATTGTTGTATGTAGAAAATTTATGTAAACAAATCCATGAAATTATATTAGGTACGAGAATTGATATCGATTATGACATAACAATAACAATTGGTAGCGTTGTTGATACCGTATCCAAATTTGTAGAATATATTGAAATTGGAAAGATACCCCATATCGATAATGAATTTGAATTAAATTTGTTTACAACATTTCGTTCATATATTTCAAATCGATTATTTGATATTAAACATATATCAGATGATAGAGGAGATTTAAAAGAATTGGTAATTTCCAAAGAACAAGGACAAGTATTTTATTCAACAACTAAACCTAATGTAACTCGAGGAAATCATTTCCATACAAAACGAATTGAAAGATTTTGTATTATTAAAGGTTGTGCAAAAATTGAAATGCGAAAAATTGGATCTGATGAAATAGTTTCATATATTATAAAAGATTCAGATAATCATGTTATTGATATGCCACCATATTATACACATAATTTAACCAATATTGGTACGGAAGATTTAGTATGCGTATTTTGGATGAATGATATTTTATCGGAACAACAAATAGATGATACATATTTTGAAAAGGTCTAATGAAATTTTTAAATTTTAATAACGTACTTTGTTTATCTCCGCATCCGGATGATGTTGAATATGGTATGATGGGTACTATAAAAAAATACAGAGATACCCATTTTGATATTTTATGTTTGACTCAAGGAGGAGATTATGATACAACAACTGGGATTTCTAGATTAGATGAAGTTAAACACGTGTGGCAACCAGATATCAGAAATAACATTAACTTATTATTTTCTAATATAAAATTTTTAAAAGAGATGGGACAAGATGGGTGGGTTAATTTTATTGAAACACACTATTTGCGAGACCATGATTGTATATTTGTTCCTACAGCAGACGATTCTCACTTTGAACATAAATTTGTTAATGAATTATCATATCCATTGACTCGTATTAAAGATTTGAGTATTATTGAATATAGAACTCCTAGTACATTAGATACGTGGTCACCAAATATGTTTGTAGACATTACGGAGTTTTTTGATGCAAAGCATGAACAACTTTTAAAATTTGAATCACAAGCACATCGATGGTATTTTCAAAAAGAATTATTAGAATCATTTCATTCTAATTATCAAAGTTATAAAAAAGGTATTAAACACGTAGAAAAATTTAAAGCACGGCAGTTATATAGATTATGAAAATAGCATTTTTTACAGAAATGGGATTTCAAGGTAAGATATCTAGAACCCATGAAAATATGAGAACTGAATTTGCTTGGATGTGCGCACTCGATGCAGATCATTATAACATAAAAGATCGTCCTATAAAATCATATGATTTGGGAATTGTAATTATACCAAAGAAGAATCCAGATTTTAATATTGAAGATTTAAAATTTAGTTGCAAAAAGGTTGCAGTGATGCAAGAAGGTCCGAGTTGGTATTTTCAGGATTATGATTTAGCAAAACAAATTTGGTATTTTAATACATTAACATCAGCTGATATTATTTTTACTCACAATGAAACGGATAGAAAATATTATCAAGGATTAACGGCACATCCGGATGTTAGAGTGATGCCATCATTAATGATTGAAGATGCAATTGGATCTTTAGAATCAGCTGAACGAGATGGTGTTATTATTGGAGGAAATTTCGTATCATGGTATGGTGGATTTGATTCATTTATCATTGCACAAGAATTTGATAATGGAAAAGTATTTGCACCATCGATGGGACGAAAACAATCTGATGAAGAACAATTATTAACGCATTTGCCATATATGAATTGGACACAATGGATACATGCACTTAACAAGTTTAAGTATGCAATTCATTTAATGCGTACGCATGCTGCAGGTACCTTTGCATTGAATTGTGCATATTTAGGAATTCCATGTATTGGTTACAAAGGATTAGATACTCAAGAAACATTACATCCCAATTTAACTGTAGATTTAGGAGATTTACAAGCGGCAAGAAATATTGCAAAGAAACTTAGGAATGATGAAGAATTTTATAATGAATGTAGCAAGCGCAGTAGGGAATTATACAACCAATATTATTCGGAATCGGTATTTATAAAAAAGTTTCATATATGAAAATATTAGTTACAGGCGGTGCTGGATTTGTCGGTACTAATCTAATTAAACGATTGGTTGCTGAAGGACATAAAGTAATATCTTATGATAATTATTCTACTGGATTATATGCTAATCATATCGAGGGTGCAACATATATTAATGTTGATATACGAACATTAGGACGTAAATCTAAATATTATTTAAATACATTTGATGTTGTATTTCATTTAGCAGCAATGGCTCGTATACAACCATCATTTGATCAGCCAGAAGATTATTTTGATACAAATGCATCAGCTACCATGAAGCTTGCAAAAATTTGTGTGGATAGTAATATCCCAATGATATATGCAGGATCTAGTTCACATCATTCTGGTAAATTTAAGAATCCATATACTTTTAGCAAAGATATTGGTGAAGAAATAATTAAATTGTTTCAACAACAATATGGATTGCGAGCCTCTATTGCTAGATTTTATAATGTATATGGGCCATATCATTTAAAACAAGGCGGGTATTGTACATTGTTAGGTGCATGGGAACGATGTTTAGAATCAGGAGAACAAGTTGTAATTTATGGTGATGGATCTAAACGAAGAGATTTTACTCATGTTGATGATATTGTAGATGCATTAATACGTATTTGTATGCAAAATGCCTGGGGCTATGAATTTGAATTAGGTCGAAGCAAAAATTATTCAGTATTGGATATTGCTAAAATGTATGGTATCGACAATATTGAATATCGACCAGATAAGCCCGGCGAAGCTCAAGATACATTGTGTACCGATATGACAGCACATCAAGTATTAGGATGGGAACCAACATTAAAAATAGAAGATTATATAAAAGGTTATAATGAAAATTTCAATAATTCAACCAAGCAGAAACAATTTAAAGTATCTTAAATGGTCATACGATGCCATTCGTAAGAATCAAGGAGCACATGAAGTCGAAATATGTGTAGCAGATGACTTCAGTGATAAAGATGGCACATGGGATTGGTGCGTTGAAATGATGTCAAAAGATCTACATTTCAAAGCAATTCGTAATGAAGGTCCTACTCGGTTAGGTCATACGATATTATATGATCGATTAGTTAATGAAGTAGCATCCCACGATGTTTGTATGATATATCATGCTGATATGTATTTATGTCCTATTGCGTTAGATGAAATTGAACGTAATATAGGTCCTAAAAAGATTGTGTCACTTACAAGAATAGAACCGCCATTGCACCCACCTGGGCCAGAAAAGATATTAATGGATTTTGGTATAGAACCGGAACAGTTTAATGAAAATGAATTTTTAGAATGGTTTTATAGAGAAGTTCCAAAACATCATAATAAAAAATATACCAATGGTGTATTTGCACCGTGGGCATTTATGAAATCAGATTTCCAAGAGATTGGCGGACACGATCCATTGTATGCTCCACAATCAAAAGAAGATTCGGATATCTTTAATCGATTCCAATTAAATGGTGTTGAGTTTATTCAAACATGGGAAGGTTGTGTATATCATATGACTTGTAGAGGTAGTAGATTTAATCCAGAATTAACTACGCCAGGAAAAAATTCTAACGAATGGGAAGCTCAAAATATAAGATCAACTCGTAACTTTATTCGTAAATGGGGACATTTTTGTAAACATGATTCATTAATGAAACCTATTATTCCAAGCAAATATAATATTGCATTTCGTGTTGAAAAATGTACGCAACAACTTTTACATACATTAGAACCATGGTGTGATAGAATATATTCAGATGCCGAATGGATGAAATACATTACATTAGAACAGCCTAATACAAAATTTGATTTGCATAAACGTTGTCATGAATTAACTGATACGGATCGATATGATTATGACAATATCATTGTAGAAATCAATGGTAATCAATTTACTCAACAAGATTTCGACGTCATACAAAATTTATCAGAAATCATACAAGATTCTGGCGAACCTGGTACATTTATGTTGGGTAACTTAAAAATTACAATTGTTTCTATGGAAACGTATGAAAATGATTTGATTAAAGTAAAACAAGAACATATTTATCTATGAAACAATTGTTATCAAACATAAGGAATACATTGAAGAAAAACAAAACATTTTTTCAACGCATGTTATCAGATGCTCGTTCAGGTGATATTTCATCTAAACGCGTAATTGGATTTGTTGGTTTTGTGTCTTTGCTTATCATAATGTTTGTTAACGCACTTTATTCAAAATCTATTGCACCTGCAGAATATTTAGTTGATGCAATTGAATATATTGTTATTGCTGCCATGTTTGGAACCGTAGTAGACAAGTTTTCAAATCATGTAAAAAAACAAGATGATGAACCAACTGTATGAAAAAGGTATGAGTAGAATGAAAACAGGAATATTGATGTCTGTAGCAACAACGGTATCATTTCTTTGCACGTATTTATTTAATTTAACAATGGCTAATGCAGAACAATATTTAGCAATAGTAGCAACCGTAGCATTGGATGGTATATTTGGCATCATAGCTGGAACACGTCGCGAAGGATTTAAAACATTTAAAGCAATTAAAGTTTTAATTACTGCCATTGTTTGGATTGTATTTTTAACGGCACTATTAGTTATAGAACGAGGATTTCCAGGAACATCGTGGCTGAGTGAAACCATTATTTTTCCATTCATATTTTTTCAAATTGTTAGTGCATTGAAAAATGCATCGATGGCCGGATTTATTGAAGGTAAATTATTAGTAGAAATTTTAGATAAAATTGACCTACATAAAGGTACAAGAAAAAATTAATAAAAAAGGATTAAGTTATGAGTTTAGACGTATCAAAAATTAAACAAGTCACGTTACCAGAAACGCAATATATTAAAGAAGTAACGGAAAAACGACAAATTGTATTGCACCATACTGCAGGTAGTTCATCTGCTCCAGGAACAATCAAAATGTGGGCTAATGATGATAGAGGACGAATTGCAACTTGCGTTGTTATTTCTGGAAAAGGTCAATCAAAAGATACATATGATGGAGAAATTTGTCAAGCATTTTCATCTAAACATTGGGCATATCATTTAGGAATCAAAACAGAAGTATTTAAATCAAAAGGATTGCCACAAATTGCAATTGATAAACATGCAATTGGTATTGAAATTTGTAGTTGGGGGCCATTGGAAAAACGTGGTGATAAATTTTATAACTATGTAGACCGAGAAGTTGCAGCAGATCAAGTAACAAAATTAGAAACTCCGTATAAAGGACATACATATTATCATCGTTACACAGATGCACAAATTGAATCAGTAAAAAATCTTTTATTGTATTGGCAAGATATATATGGTATCAATTTAACATATCACGAAGATGATATGTGGACAGTATCAACTCGTGCATTGAAAGGAGAAAACGGAGTATATACACATAATTCATATCGTAAAGATAAATCAGATATACATCCTTGTCCTCGCATGATTGCAATGTTAAAATCATTGTAATGAATTATAAACATATTGTAATATCATTTTTAATATTTTTTATTGGGCAATCTATTGTTTGGATACAAACAAATGGTCCTTTATTATGGAATTGGGCTAAAACATACAAATTTGCGTTGATGTTATTAGGTGTTCCGATAACATGGGCATTCATGGAAGCAACTCGTTATGCAGTTTCCGGGTATGGCGGTCAATTTTGGCCTGGTAGATTCACTTCATTTGTTTCGGGAATAATTGTATTTACTATTATGACATACGTATTCAAAGGAGAAATAATTACGGCGAAAACTGCTATATCTTTGATATTAGCATTTTTATTATTAGTAATTCAATTATTTTGGAAATAAATATATTTATATTAAACTAGAAGGAAATACATGAAAAATGTTTCTAAAAAAAGAATTTTAATTGAAAAACTATTACGTGAAGATTTATTAACTAAAAGTAATGTATTAGATACAAAATGGCAACCAAAACAAAGTTGGTCCGGAGAATTAGCAAAAGTTGAAGACAAACTTATTGAACTAGGAGCTTTACCATTTCCTGGATCAATGATGGATCCAGACAAATCTCCAGCTCATTATGAACTAATTATACAAACTCCAGATGGTGTTCGAGATAGACTTATGTTTTATCATAGTGGAACCGTATATTCTGGAAATGAATCAAAAAAGTTAAACGTAAAAATTAATAGTTCCGATGAAATAGAATTATTAGATTCTGCAAATTCCGATAAAGTAGCTGGAACAATAACAAGTTCTAACAATAAATTTTTAGAAAATGGAATAAACAAATCGGTTGCAACATTTAATATAGAAACAGTTGAGGCAGATTCGGGGAATGATGTAATAGATACTATACAAACGATATTGGATTTTGCCGGATGGATTCCAGTAATTGGAGATTTTATTGATATTTTAAATGCTATAATATATTTTGCTCGAGGAAAATATTTGGATGGATTCTTATCATGCATTGCTATTATTCCTATAATAGGTAGCGCAGCTGCTTTGGCTTTGAAAACAGCATTCAAACCATTTAAGTGGGTTGCTCGGGCAATTGGTGATGTATGGGCTGGTACTAAATCAGCTGACGAAATTTGGTTATTACTTAAAAACAGTGAAAAAATTTCACCGGAACAATTAAAATTAATTTCCGAAGGCTTAGGAAAATTTGGAGATGACGTTGCTGGATTTCGAGGATTTTTATCTAGAAGCGGAATACCTGGTTTAAATTCTAAACAAGCTGGTGAAACTTTAGAACAATTTGAAAATTTTTGCAAAGCAAATGGTAGATCAATTGATGATGTATTATCTGCTGCAAAAAGTACCGGAGTTGCAGTTGATGCAGGTAAAATGGCATTTAAAACTACATCAAACATTGAAAAAGGAATGTTTCGCGGATTACGTAAAAGAATAGAAAAATTCAATATATTTCCAAAGAAAAAAATAGAAGCATTATCTAAAGCTTTAGATGCTAGATTTATTCGAAGATTAAAAAATGATCCTAAACGTTTAGCATCAATATTGTCAACTACACCTAATGCAAAAGCGGCTGAACGATTAAAACAAGACATAATGACAACAATAACCACAAGAATGAGTCCGGCCGATGCTAATAGAATGTATCAAAATCTCGGAAGCGTAGGCACTGATTCAGAAGCATATATTAAAATGTTTGATTATATTAAAAATCAACCAAATTTAACTGGATTATATGATGAAATTGGCAGTACAATTGGAAATTTTGCAATGAAAAATGATAATATATTATATAACATGTATCGTAGTAGCGCCACATCAAATTTACCTACATTATTTAGTAAAGAAATGTATAAATTTCAACCGGCAGATTTTAATTTTAACAAAAATGTAGATGTTATATGGAATGAAATTCAAGATATGGGCGAAGATGCAAAAATTGAATTGGGTGTGAGTGAACGAGATGATGTTAATGGATTGTTTTATCCATTACTTAAAGCTACATTGGATGCAACCAAAAACACCCAAATCGGCGAACCAATTGACAAGATACGAAACAAGGCAGGCGGTGTTGTAAAAAAAGTAGTACAAATACCTATAATAGGAGGAATTGCTCGACAAACATTGGGCAATGAAAAACCATATGTTCCAAAAGATTATAAAGTAGTTGATTCAGATGATCCTCGTTTACAAAATCAAGAAGAAGAAGAAACAATACAAAAGCAAAACTTTAAACGGCGGTTTTAAATGAAACTTTTAGAATATGAAACGCAGCATCAACTCAACACAAAACTTTGGACTGCAGATCATTGTTTGTCTAAGAAGCTTCGCAATGGGTTTTTGAAAATTGCTACAAAGTTTCATGATTTTTTAGAAATTGATGCACCTATTTTAGATGTTATTTTGATTGGAAGCAATGCAAATTACAATTGGACGGAACATAGTGACATAGATTTGCATGTTGTAATAAACTATTTGAATGTTGGCAGCAATTTATATTTAGTTGAAAAGTACCTACAAGCCAAAAAAAGCGTTTGGAATTCAAAATATCCGTTAACATTTAAAGGCATGAACATCGAATTGTATGCACAAGACGTAAATGAAAATTTGCATGCTTCGGTTGGCGTATTTTCTGTAATGAAAAATAAATGGATACGCAAACCTTCAGCAGATATTGTTTCAATTGATGATGATTTGATTCAACAAAAAGCTGCACCATATGAATATGAAATAAATAAAATATCAGAATCTGATCCAAATGCTGAAATGAAAATTGGTCGCATACTTGTTAAATTACGCAAATTACGACAATCGGGATTAGATACTGCGGGAGAATATTCCGTAGAAAATTTAGCATTTAAGTATTTGCGAAACAAAGGATTGCTTGATAGATTAAAAGAAATGTTGCAACGTTTGAATATGGGTAACATGATAATAGACGATTCAGTTGTGGAGTCATTAGCACGACACGTAACCAAACAAAAAATACTATCCGAAACCGATTGGGATAATATCATACAACAAACAAATGGTGTTAAAGATCCAATGGGGCAATGGAGTCACCCAGGTCGATGCACCATGATTCCAAGCCGCCGGATAACAATGCGCAATGTGCCATTCAAAGTATTAGGGATTGATGATACGGGACATATGCAATTGATGCACCCAGAACAAGAATATACATATCCAGGAAAACGCGTATTTGAAATTCCACATACTGCGCAGTGGCAGACGTTTATGATACAATTATTAAATAAGATACAAAATGGGAGCAAATATGCAAAGTAAAGGATTGGGTGATGACATTAAACGCATTACTAGTGCAACTGGTTTAGATAAATTAGCAAAGCGCATTGCACAACTTTTAGATGAAGATTGTGGCTGTGATGAACGCCAAGAATGGCTCAATGAAAAAACAAAAAATTGGTCAAGATATAAAAAACAAAACAAGGATGTAAATGCCAACAATAAGTAGAACCGGAATTACCGGAGGTGGAACAATACAACCATCACACGTAACAAATATTATTGATGCATTGGATGGAACTAGCACAACAACAACGGTGGTTGCATCAGGATCATTTAGTGGGTCATTGACGGGCGGCCCCGTTACTGTATCAACCATATCAACTACGGGTGCTATTAATATAGGCGGTGCGGTTACAACAACTGGCATCAACATCGATAACGGCACTAATTATGGAATTGGTTTAACTGCAGATAATATGCAATTCAATTCGGCGGATGAAAATTTTAATACCGTGATACGACACTATGGCGGTGTTATTTCTTCTAGCTTCAACCAAAATGGTATTTCTACCACAAGTCGCATTGTTGCAACATCATTTACTGGTTCATTGCAAGGTACGGCTTCATTTGCGTCTCAAGCATTATCTAGTTCATTTGCTACAACAGCATCATATGCTCTTAATGCAACAGGCGGTGGAGGAGGAATTTTTGCTGCAACTGGATCTGCGTATGCAACAACAAATAATTTACAAATCACCGGATCATTGCAAGTAACAGCAGGTGTTACGGCTTCGTTGCAAGGTACGGCATCATTTGCTACAACAGCATCATATGTTTTACAAGCAGTAAGTTCATCATATGCCACAACGGCTTCATTTGCAGTAACGGCATCTAGAGCAATCACAGCATTGAGTTCATCATTTGCTACAACAGCATCATATGCTTTAAACGCCGGCGGTGGAACGGGAACGGGATTTCCCTTTACAGGTAGTGCACAAATTACCGGGTCCATGGGTATTACGGGTTCATTAAATATTACCGCTGGAGTAACAGCATCTTTAATGGGAACGGCTTCATATACAACTACGGCTCAACAAGCAGAGGTTGCTCGAGTTACCACCAATGCAACATATTATCCGGTGATTGTGGATTCTGCAAATGCAACAACAATACCCGAAGCATTGAAATCGACCACAAATATTACTATGAATCCTAGTACTAATACTATATCTGCAACAACTATTTCCGGATCAATTTATGCATCATCTTCTTTATACGCAACCGGATCCATCGATGGAAATGTTTATGCAAATTCAAATTTTGTTATGGATTTAAATGAATTGGGTAAAACGACGGCCCGGGGAACTTTTGTATTACCTATATATCAACCTACATATCCAGTTAAAGGATCAATATATGTAGATTTTGATGGCGGAAAACTTTATTTATATGATGGAGCCAATTGGGTTTCAATACCAATTGCATAATATATATTAATGATATTTATATAAAAAGGAAAACAATGAAATTAACACGAGAACAAGTACTTGGTATTATTCGTCACACTTTAACATTTGTAGGTGGTATACTAGTAACTAAAGGATTGATTGACGAAACGGCTGTAACAGAAATTATCGGCGGCGTTGTTACATTAACCGGAACCATATGGTCTGTTATTGCAAAGGCTTAACATGAAACGACTTAACGAATGTGGTTGTGGCTGCGGCGGCGCTAAAGATTCGTGTGCTGACAACAACAATCATTACATGTTTTTTGGTAATTTGAAAACTATCAAAAAATATGTAGATGCCATGTTGCAAATGGATCCACATCGCGTACAAGAAATATTGAACAATGGGCATGATTGGGCTGCAGATCACATTGCAACTTCAAAAGATGATATCCAAGAAGTTGGAGATTTCATGATGAATGAAATGCAAGATGACACATCACAACCAGGATTTTCAGGAGATACATCACAACCACAATTTGTTCCAGTTGGATTTAAAAATCAACTCAAACAAATGATGCCAGAACGAATTGAAAAAACAGAATCTGGTTATTTTGCTACTACCGAATCGGGTCGAAGATTATCTAAACATCCTAAATCTAAACGTGCGGCACTTAAACAATTGGCAGCAGTTGAAATAGCAAAACATCGAAAATAATGCAAAAGCTTAAACATATATTGATTGAAGCTAAAACCGGATGCCCTATTGCAACTCAGGATATTCATATTAATCTTAAAAATCGTCAACGTGCAATAGATGAATATTATTACGGCCCCGCAAACCCAGATAAACCAGGACAATACTGGAAAGATGCAGCTAAGCGTTGGAAAATTGATGAATCCACTGCTAAAACAATGCACTGTGGTAATTGTGCCGCATTTGATGTTTCAGATAAGATGCGGGTTTGTATGGAAAATGGCATACGTGGTAATGAAAAAAATATTGATGCCATGGCTACCATAGAAAAAGCAGATTTAGGATATTGTAATTTTTTACATTTTAAATGTGCTGGATCTAGATCATGTACTGCTTGGGTAACTGGGGGAGCATTAGATGACAAAGATTTAACAAAATGATGAAATTGAAAAATATATTAAATGAAAATGATGTTGTTGATCCAAAACAATTAGCTAAACCATTTTTTAAAGAATTTTCAAAACAAATGAAAATATCTCCTAAGTTTACATATTTAGGATTAAAACGAAAAGAACATGTTTTTAGTGCACCTATAGAAGATTTGGGTACATTAAAATTGATATTTTCAAAAGCAGAATTCATTGCAAAAGTTTGCGATTCATATGCATATTTTGGCATCGTTTATTTGTTAAATGGGCTGGAACAGTTTGATGCAACGGTTTGTTTGATTAAAAAAACAAAAAATTCATATGAAACCAAACTATTTGATGATGCCGATTCAGATTTTAATAATTCAAAAACAAATTTTGCAAACATAATAAAAAACATGATGTAATGTTAAGTTATAATGTATCAAAGCCTATTTATCATGATATTACAATTTCAAAACCATTGCCAGATGACGTCGCAGAACATGTATTACTAAATTATACGTGTCATGTTGATCATGAAGGTTTTGATTTAAACGAAATTGAACAAGCATATTATCGCCATAACAACGTTGTATTAGAACATGATACTACCTGGTATAAAGATGGAGATGCTGCAAATGGAGCTCATGCAATAATTCAACCATGGCTTATGCAACACAACAATTCAGAATTGATATTAGATCATAGTCAGTTTGTTTTTAGATATCCAGTATCGGGAGAAGCTGCAGAACAAATAAAAACATATGCAATTCAACGTCCTGAACTATTAAGAATTTTAACTGCTGAATTCAAATGTGGTTTAGATTTATGTATTGATTATATTTTTGAAAATAAGGTGCGGCCCGTTGTTCATATTGAATGGGACTATAGAGACGTATCAGATATGTTAATTGATATTGATTATGTAGAAACGGTGCTTCAACATATCAATTGGCAAGAAACACTATCAGTTATCAAACGATTCAACATGTTATCAAAATATTCATTGGATGCATTTCAACAAGCCGATTTTAGATCCATGTTAATATTTGGACGAAAATCATACAAATTGATTCCTACGTTGTGATATTTATTAATATGAAACTACGTAATTTACTTTTTGAAACAAAAGAAAAACCAGAAACTTTTGAAACGTTTGCTGATACGCGAGAAGCTGGTGCAGAAAAAATTGCCGATACGGCTCACAAGAAAGGCGGGTTAGCTTTACTTACTTGGCATCATTTCAAAGTTAAATTACCTTACTATAAACGAGCCGCAGCTGGTCGATTTGATTTAGATAAAGCAAAACAAGAATTTGATGCTACATATAAACGCATATCCACTTCAATGACACAAATTGAATTTCAACGAGAGGTTGGTCGATTAGAAGTTTTAGGTGAATTAATTATTCGTGAAGAACGAGGAAAATAATGATACGATTAGTTGATTTGTTATCAGAAGATCTTCGCCGTTGGGTGAAAGAAAAATGGACAGATCAACATGGACGACCTTGTGGTAATGCCGAAACCAAAGGAGTTAAAAAGTGTCGACCTTCTCGACGAGTATCAAAAGACACACCTAAAACATGGAGTTCATTTGATAAAAAAGAAAAGAAAGCATTGGTTGCACAAAAGCGACGAGTTGGTATGGGTAAACGTACTCCTAAAGCTGAAGGTGCAATTGAAGAAAAAAAGACAGCAAAACGAGATGCATGCTACTACAAAGTAAAAGCACGATACGATGTTTGGCCATCTGCATACGGATCATTGGCGCTTGCGGCATGCAGAAAGAAAGGTGCAAAGAATTGGGGGAATAAATCATGATATCATTAAAAATGTTGCTTGAGCAAGTTAAAGACAATTGGGGACGTCTGGAAACATCCATGTGGTACGGATTTAATCCAGATACAAAACAATATGAAGCAGGACCTAATAAAGGTAAAACTGCACAACAAATTAAAGACAATTGGGGACGTCCAATCACATCCATGTGGTACGGATTTAATCCAGATACAAAACAATATGAAGCAGGACCTAATAAAGGTAAAACTGCACAACAAGTTAGAAAACAAATGACAGCAAAAGCAGAAGCTTTGGCCTATCAACCAAAAACGAGTAAAGCTACACCATGGCCAATTCAAGTAAATTATTATGCACCACTGGATAAAAAATTTCCCACAGGTCATATTGAATGTAGGTCTCTGAGAGAACCTCAATATCAGATGAATGCAAATCCAATACAAATGGATTACGTTGATATTATACTTGGTGGAAAAGAAACTAAAAACTTTTGGAATATGCCAATGACAGGTAAAAAAATTCCTGACAAACCAAGTAATGCACATACAATTTATATTTATTTGACAGATCAAGAGTATGATAAATTCAAAAAAACAACACCGGCTTTAAATTTAAAACTTGGGTACAAGGCAGATAAATTGGCACAATCAGTTAAAAGTCCTAATCAAGCAATACAAAATTACAATGTTTTGACACAAAATTGTGCCGATGGCGTTGCATTGGCGTTGGGTGCTAAAGTTGAAAAATGGACTAGTACTGAAAAAATTATAGTTGGAGCGGCCACCTTACTCAGTCCAATTTTATCACTTGTAGGCCAAGCAGGTGCAGTCGTAAATGAATTGTTTGACATAACATTACCCGCTGATGTATTCATACAATTAAAAAAGGTTTATAAAGGTAGAATAACACATGCTATTAAGTAATATAAAACAACTAATTAAACTATGCAGCTTGTAGAAAAAAAAGTGCAAAGAATTGGGGTAAGAAATAATATACATTGTATATTTTGAATTTTATATATTTTTAATTATATTAAGTTATGAATCAAAATTTCATAGAACAATTGTTTATCGATTCCATTAACATCATGGCAACTGGTGAATGGGAATGGCCCGATACGTGGGACAAACAACGACGTTTGCGATTTTTAAATGAATCATTACATTATGCTACAGAACGAGAATTATATGAACAATGTGCAATTATCCGCGATGTCAAAGAAGCAGTCAACGAAATCTAAACGAGGCAAGTATCAAGTTACGTTGCACAATGACAATCACAATACGTTTGATCACGTTGTTTATTGTTTGGTTGACGCGTGCGGACACAATGAAATGCAAGCTCATCAGTGTGCGTTGATTGTGCACAATGCCGGGCGATGTGTTGTATTTATTGATTGTTATGAAGATTGTGAATCAGTTCATGAATATTTTTTGAAAAACAAATTAAAATCAACATTGGAAAAACATGTTAAGAAAAATTCATAACGCCATACTTCGTTTTCGCATTGCAATACTACATGCTACATATCATCGCAACATGCGGCGCATGGAATTGGCACGTAAAAAATTAGACATTATAAAATTTAAAACATATGCATACCGTGCAGAAGATGCATGGCGCAAATTAGTTATATTATCTGAAAAAACAAAACAATCAAATGGGTAAAAAATCAGCACACACCGGAATGTCCCCCAAAGACCGATCAGCAATGATCATGGATAAATTTATTTCCAAAAACATGAAACGAGAAGCACAACAACCGTTTCAAACAGGTATACGAAAAGATCCAAACGTTCCAATTCATATGTGGCCATTACAAGATCAAATTACTTATTGGGAGAATCGTACAGATGCAGATCGATTTGTAGATAAGTATCCAATATATTCATTTTGGATTACAGAAGTAAGAAAATTGTCCAAAGTTCATCCTACATTCTTTGATGCAAAAATTAACAAATTGCAAGATTTAGTTACGGAAATGTATGATAACAAAACGTTTCCGCGAGATGCAGTTAATATTCTGCAGAAACATGGAGTATATTGATGCAAGAAAAGCAATACAAATACGTTTACGGCATTGGTAAAACTGCATTGGATATTCCAGAAAGCGAAATACGCTATGCAATGGAAAATACAAAATCTAATGCCGAAGCAGCTCGTTTCCTTAAAATATCATTTACTACTTATAAAAAGTATGCTCGAATGTATGAGGATCGAGACACTGGAAAAACATTGTATGAACTTCACAAAAATCAATTTGGAATTGGAATTCCAAAAGATGTTTGCAAAGCCAACAAAGGTATATATTCAATTGACAATATCTTAACGGGTAAGCATCCTAACTACCCTACTTGGAAGCTACGCAATCGATTGTTAGCATTGGCAATACTTCCAGAACAGTGCAACAGTTGTGGTTATGCAGAACGCAGAATAACCGATGATACAGTGCCTTTACTTTTAGACCATCGTGATGGAGATGACTCAAATCATTGCATTGAAAATCTTCAAATGCTTTGCATAAATTGTTACTATCAACAAACAGGTAATCCTTTTAATCAAGACAAAGAACGTTATTGGAATTACAATCTGCTTGAATGATATTTATTATTATGATATCCATGAAGCGTTTATTTTTAGAAGGTCGTTATGATTCTTTAGTTACAAAGTTATCAAATACACTTTTAGCAATAATCAAAGACAGTTACACGGCAACGCAAACAGAATCAGGAGAGTTTGGTGGAAAGAAAATATATTATACCAAATCTGAAACGGTACCTTCTATCGAAGATGATACACAACAGCCGGCTGTGTATTTTGAAGAAGTTGAAAATGCAACCATACCGGTAGAATTTTACTTGCAATTAAAAATACAATGGATTGAAGGATTAAATGATTTGCGATATGGAGGCGATGCATACAATGATTCAAAGCGAGACTCGGCCGAGCCACCGCTGATTGAAGTTAGATTGGAAATTGATCCTGCAGAATATCCGAGAGTGTTGAGTGAAATTGCAATGAACTTGCGAGACACATTGCGTCATGAAATTGAACATGTAACGCAAAGTGGGTGGAATACAATTGATGGCAAATATATACCGTCAGATCAAAGTCTTCGCAATCGCATTGAAGCTGGTAAATTGCCTGCGGCACGTTATTTTACGTTGCCTAAAGAAATTCCAGCAATGCTTCAGGGATTGTATTTTAAGGCAAAAAAAAGCAAACAACCATTCAAAACAACAGTTGATGAATATTTATCTATGTGGGTAAATAATGGTACCATGTCTGCACAAGACAAAGAAAACATTTTAAACACTTGGCGAACATATCTTCCTAAATTAGGAATACGACAGGAAATGTAATGATTAAATTGAAACAACTTTTAGAGACGCAACTAATCAAAGAAGCATTACCTTTAGATATGGCCCGTAACTTTGTTAGCATCAAGCGAAATCCAGAAATTACACAACGATTAGATGCCATATTAGATGCAATCAAACAACGTCCAGATGCAAAATCATCGCGTAGAGGTGATAGAATTGCGGTAAAGTTTGAAAGCAAAGAAACAGTGTTTAACCCAGGCCAAGACAGTTTATCTCATCAATTCACAAATTTTTATCCAGTTTTAAAACAATATGTAGTAGATGCTAATGCATTTTCTCAACGAGAAAATTTTGATACGTTTGAACTGCCAACTGTAGATCAAATCATATACGGCCAACCAAAAGATGCATATGGTCGCACCACCAAAATGTCCAAATTTATTGCGGCTCTAGTTACACAAACAGATGTAAAGGGGTTTATTCCTAAATTAGAACGCCATGTTGAAACTGATGCAAAAGGAAAAAGAATGCTTGTTGGTACCGGCGGCAGCCGACCATGGGATGATGTTTTGGCACAAATAAAACAAGAAGCTAAAAAGAAAATAGATAACATCTTAAAACTTTATGATACAATTCCAGAAATACAGCGAGCTCGAGAAAACAAAGTAAAAACATATTACATTGTGTTTTCCAAACATGCATATGATGTTGCCGGAATGAGTACGAATCGTGGTTGGACTAGTTGCATGAATTTATATTCGGGCATCAATAAACACTACATACAATATGATGTTGAAAATGGTACCATGGTTGCATATTTAGTTGCAAATGATGATTTAAACATAACACGTCCCATTGCTCGAGTTGCAATTAAACCGTTTGTCAATACCGATGATGCAACCGATGTATTTTATGAACCAGAAGAACGTGTATATGGTAGTCCACCGCATACATTTTTAGAAGCTGTTAACAACATTGTAAATGCAGCACAACCCGGAAAAACGGGACGATTCAAAATGGTTGATACATTGTATTGTGATTCGAAACGATATCTTACTAAATATGGTACAGACAACATTGAACAATTGGTTGCTAACATAATAAAACGCAAACAAATAGCCACTACAACGGATGAAGTATATTACATACTAGATAATTATGCAACGTATTACTCTTATGGCAGCACATTGAATTTTTTAGATGCAGATAAATTGTATGTTGATGCTCCTGCATTCGATGTTGATTTTGGACTACCCATCTCAAATAACAATCCTACATATTGTCCCATACAATTTAAAGAAATTAATGCATTGCGAATTACCAATTTAACTAGTTTTGAAAATTTTCCAGAATCATGTCATACTTTGGTATTGCGAAATCCAAAAGTTAAGAATTTTCAAGGATGCCCAACTTCATTTGATACAATAAATCTTCTTGGTGGTGATTTTACTGATTTTTCAGGCTTACCTGGTGTCAGGCAGCTTGTTTTAAAACGAGGTACAGAGTCAAATGCAACTATTCGATCATTTCGGGGGTTGCCAGCAAGCATTGTTGAAATTCAATGTTTCGATAGCAGTGTAGATGTTGAAATGGATTTACAAGACTTGATACAACAAATAAAACCGTTGAATCTACAAAAATTAAGTTTGCCACAATTAGTCCTCAACATTCAAAATACTTCTAAACTTAAAACTTCATTTGATGCAGCTGTTGCAAAAACTTTATCAACACTAGAAAATCCAACATCACAAACCATGGAAGTAGTAGCATATTTCATGACATTGCAGCAAATACTTAATGATTTGCCATCATTGCGAGAAATTTGTAACATACATCGAGATGACATACAAAACAGAATCGATGCTTTGTTGCGATAACATATTTATAAGTGAGGAAACAAAATGACACTTTATGAAAATCAAATACCAGTAGCAGAAGGATATTGTTCTGAATGCTTAATTGAAACAATCATGTCTGCAGATAAAAATCCAGAATATGTAACCATCAAGCAATCTGGAATGAATGAAGCTGAATATCATGGACGCAAAGTACAATTGGGCAAACCAATGCGCGGAGATGTCAAGAAGTTTAAAGTTTACGTTAAAAATGCCAAAGGCAACGTTGTAAAGGTTAACTTTGGTGATCCTAATATGAGAATACACAAAAGCAATCCTGCACGTAGACGTTCTTTTAGAGCGCGACATCATTGTGATACTAATCCAGGGCCACATTGGAAAGCAAGATATTGGTCTTGTAGAAATTGGTAATTTGTAATTGATTTTATATATTATGAACATGGAAAAAATTGAAGTAACAATGCAGGAAATTTGGCAGGCGACTCGTCCAATCGTTCAACGCAGCAAAAAATCTTACACCCGCAAGAAAAAACATAAAAAACAAGAAGAATAGGTTGGAAGATAACTCTTTATTTCATATTATTTAGAAAAATAAAGAGCATATGAAAAAGAAAGTAATTGGAGTACCAGCCGTAGTAAATGGCAAACAAATTATTGTAGATCCGAATGGCAATGATATCAGTTCATTGTTTCGATCAATCATGATTAAACATGCACACGATAATGATGAAGCGTTAGTGTTTGATGAAGAAACGGGTCGATCTAAACGCATAAGTATATCAGACGTAGAATTAGAATTTGCACCAAATAATTTGGAACCAGAAATGCCACAAACACCAACAGAAGCCGATCCGGTAATGCATCTAATCCAAAATGCACATAAAATTAAACCCGCAACGTTAGAAATGTCTGACATCAAATGGAAGTATTTGGTACGGTCAGCAGTGCGTGGTAAAAACATCATGATGGTTGGCCCTGCAGGATGTGGTAAGACGCAAGCCGCAAAAGATCTTCCAGTAGCAACCAATCGTCCTTTCTTTTATTTTAACTTGGGTGCAACTCAAGATCCTCGGGCAACATTGATTGGCAATACGCATTTCAAAGATGGTCAGACATCATTTGATGAATCTGCATTTGTCAAGGCAATTCAAACAGAGAATGCCGTTGTATTGCTAGATGAGTTGTCCCGTGCGCACCCTGAAGCATGGAACATCTTAATGACAGTATTGGATGAGGGTCAAAGGTATCTGCGATTGGATGAAGATATCAATTCTCCTACCATCCGTGTTGCATCTGGTGTATCATTTATTGCAACAGCAAACATTGGTACCGAATATACATCTACAAGAGTATTGGACCGAGCATTAATGGATCGATTCGAAATCATTGAGGTTGATATTCTTTCTTTGTCCCAAGAAGAAGATTTATTGACTAAACGATTCCCAACGGTATCCAAGGCATTGATTCATTCAGTAGCTGATATTGCAGATGCAACCCGTAAAGAATGGAGGTCAGAAGAAGGTAAATTGACTACCATGATATCCACTCGTATGACGGTGCGCGTATGTGAATTGTTGGCAGATGGATTTTCTTTGTCAGAGGCAGCCGAAGTTGCAATTCTTCCATTCTTTGATGCATCGGGTGGTACGGATTCTGAAAGAACCTTTGTCAAGCAAATCATTCAGAAACATATGGCAACTGAAATGAAAGACATTTTCAATACAGGAAATGATATAAAAGACTCGGTATTTTAATTTTTCATAGCTCGAAAGAGGCGGCAGAAATGTCGCCTTTTTTTGCATATATGGTTGGAAACTGAATATTTATTTCATATTATATAGAAAAATAAAAAGCATGAGTATATTAGGCAAATTTGATGGCAAAAGATATTTTTCCAATTCAGCATCTAGCTTTTGGTTGAATGAAAATTTTGATACAAACTTTAAACGTAGTGCTGGCATTGATTACACCAAATTGGCTGCAACGCAACGTGCTATTGCTAATTTTGTTAACATTGTTACCGGTAAAACAATTCCCGTAATATTTCAGTCTGCAGATTCTAGTTATACCGATGGCCAATCCGTTGTTATTGGTACCAAACTTGATGACAAGAATTTTGATTCGGCAGTTGGATTGGCATTGCATGAAGGTTCGCATATTGCATTGACTGATTTTGATATGTTTAAAGGTGGTGTATTGTCCAACAGCAAAATGGCAAAAATTATTCAACTCAATGGATATGATCCTGAGATGAACATGTCACATAAAGATTTTGCAATCATCAAAGATTTATTGAATTGGATTGAAGATCGCCGCATTGACTTTCATATCTATACAACCGCACCTGGTTATCGTATGTATTATGAAGCCATGTATGACAAATATTTCAATGATAAAATTATTGATAAAGCTCTGCGCGAAAATGAAAAGACCGAAGAGTCTTGGGATGATTACATGTTTCATGTTATCAATTTAACTAATCCTAATCGCAAATTACAAGCCTTAAAGGCACTGCAAGATATTTGGAATGTAATTGATTTGCGAAACATTCAACGACTTAAATCAACCGAAGATGCATTGTTAGTTGCATGCAAAGTATATAAACTTATCAAAGATGCTGTTGCAGAAGACGAACAACAAACAACTCGACAAGATGACTTTGCGGCGGATGGCGATGGTGGTAATGCCAACGACGATAATGTTGGTGGTGATGATGGTGGTGATGACAACGACGATGGCAGCACATCGGCAAATTCAGGCAACAATGCAACTTCTAATTCTTCACTTTCTCCGGCGGAACGACAAAAATTAGATACAGCAATTGAACGACAACGAGATTTTCTTAGTGGTAACAATAAAAAGACGGGTAAATTGACTAAAACGCAATCAAACATTGTTAATGCAGTTCGCGATTCGGGTACAGAGGTTCGTCAAGTTGCAACAGATGAATCCGGTACCGCTGATTTTGTTGATACGATTGTTATAAAAAAATTGACTCCAGGCATTATTGCATCAATGCCGCACATGTTTGAATCATTTGCTGAAGATTTCATATCAGGTACTTGCAAGCTTGATGATAAATCTCATAAATCTAATTCAATATTGAATAATGATAAAGCAGTTACGCGCGGCATCATCCTTGGTAAAATGCTAGGTAGAAAATTGCAACTTAGAAATGCAGATCGCACTTTGAAAACTACAAGATTGCAAGCAGGTAAAATTGACCGAAGATTGGTTGCACAGTTAGGATTTGATAATGCAAATGTATTTCATCGCATTGTTACGGACCGTTATAAAAATTATTTTATTCATATTTCAATTGATGCATCAGGCTCAATGTCTGGTAGTAAGTTTAGTAATTCAATTACATCGGCAGTAGCAGTAGCACAAGCCGCAGCAATGACGACGGGAATTCGAGTACAAATTTCGCTTCGAGGAACTGATAGTACCATTGGTGGTAAAGAAAGAGCAGTAACGATATATGCATATGATTCGGCTCATGACAAACTAAGCAAGATCCGAAACTATTTCAAATATCTAAGTGTATTTGGATGTACTCCAGAAGGCATTGCATTTAAGAGTATTGAACAAGATATCAAACGAGATGCTAAAGGTGATGAATGTATCTTTGTTAATTATTCAGATGGATTTCCAACCAATGTTTCGGGTTGTGCATATAGTTACGATGGCGTAGGATTTACAAGACGCGTAATTAATGGGTTCCGCGAATTGGGCATTAACATTGTTAGTTATTTTATTTCAGATTCATGCAACGAATCAGAAACATTTCGCAGAATGTATGGGATTGATTCAAAATTTATTGATCCACGTAACATGAATGATGTAGCTCGAACTTTGAATTCAAAATTCTTGGAAATGGCACGATAAATCAATATATTAATATATGAATTTATTAAAATCATTATATCAACACGGCGATGCAATGTACATTGTGATACAAAAAAAACCTATATCTCGATTTGCAAAAAAAATAGGTGATGAACCTGATATGGAATATGTTAAATTGTACATGGAATGGATACAAGCAGACCATGTATTGCGATCGGATACACATTTTTTATTTTGCGAAACCGTGCAAGAAACTGAATATGAAATGATTGATGATACAAATAATATAAAATAATATGGAACATTTAACACAACAATTAACAGCAAAACAGATATACGATAACTATATCAATCATCCTACAACAGAGGATACTTTCAGATTATTTTACGCGCGAAAACTTGATGATGTTGTAGAATTAAAAGCTCAACAATTTCAGTCAAAAGACGAGGATTACTGTATCTCTTTATTAGAATCAATAATGGATCAAGAAGATTTTCTTGGATGGCCGTTTGGCAATAAAGTCTCTAAATCAAAATAACATGGAACGCGATTACCTAAGACTGCTGCATGATGTTTTGCATAACGGCCAACAAAAGGATACTAGAAACGGAAAGACACGTTCGGTATTCGGAAGACAAATACGTCATAAGATGAGTGAAGGATTTCCATTACTTACTACAAAGAAAATGCCATTCCGAGTAATAGCAACCGAGCTAATGTGGTTTTTACGCGGAGATACCAACATCAAGTTTCTAGTTGATAACGGTTGTAATATCTGGACCGGTGATGCTTATAAAAATTATTCAAACAAAGTCCAACCTTGGGAACCACATTTGGATGAAAAAATGTTTGTAGATAGAATTAAAACCGATGATGAGTTTGCTAAGAAGTGGGGTGATTTAGGACCAATTTATGGAGCACAGTGGCGCAAATGGGATGGTATAGACCAAATACAAGAACTAATCACTACTCTTAAAACAAACCCAGATTCCAGACGTATGTTAGTTTCTGCGTGGAATGTAAATTATTTAGATGAAATGGTCCTTCCACCTTGTCATTATGGATTTCAAGTTTATACAAGAGAGTTGAGTTCAGAAGAAAGGTTGAGAATGTACAAAGGAGATCTTTTAGATGCCTTTGGAGAAACAAAGTCTCATGATGAATTGAGTGTTCAAGATTTAGATAAGCTTAATATTCCAAAACGGGCAATCTCTCTAATGTGGAATCAACGTTCAGTAGATACATTCTTAGGTTTACCATTCAATATTGCTTCTTATGGATTGTTACTTGAAATAATTGCTAAAGCAGTTAATATGGTTCCTGATGAATTGATTGGAAATTTAGGTGATGTGCATTTATATGAAAATCATACGGAACAGGCTCGTGAACAATTGCGAAGAGAACTAATGCCATTACCAAAATTAAACATCAACACAGAATTTTGGCCTTATGAAGGTGGTTCTTGCGGTGAAGGTCCTTTAGATGCTGTAGCAGTGTTTAATGGGTTTAGTAATGATAGCTTTTGTAAGTGCTTGTTAGAGGAAGATTTACAATTGTACAACTACGATTCACACCCAACAATTAAAGCACCTTTATCGAATTAGTTATGAAAAAATATCTCATCATAGGACTTGCTGCATTCGTTTTAGAAACAGCATCTACCATGTACATTGCAACAGTAGCAGATCGTAGTATTGCAATGATATTTTGGGCATTCATTGGACCCTTTTTAGGCCTACCATTTGTAGGATATATGGTTGAATCAAAAACATGGCCCGATCGATTCAAAATGGCATTTGCTTCTAGTATAGGATATGTATTGGGTGCAATAACAGTTTACGCAGGAAACATATGACAACAGATGATATCAAAATAGTACATCTCAAAAGCAATGCACAACGACTTGAAACATGGATTGCAATGATTAACGGTGAGATTGTAGGACATATCTACATGGAACGAGAAGATGACAGCAAAATCAAATTCCTTGATGCTTGGGTACATGAAGAACATCGACGCAAAGGAATATACAGAACACTATGGGAAACGCGTTGGAACTATGCTCAAGCTCGCTACAAAGGATACAAAGTTTATGCTTGGTGTAAACCTGCATCTTTGCCATTGTTGTTGGAAAAAGGCTTTGATACCGGAGAAACGTGCACATACGTAGAAAAAATTATAGAATGAAACCTACAAAAAAACCACATCGTTTTAAGCGAATCTATAAAGAATACAAAACAGCTACTAAACAAGAAATTTGGGAAGGTGTTAGAGATAATTTTACCTTTGGGTTTCTAGGAGCAATACTAGTAGTGTTTATTGCAACACGTACCGATATTGCAGTGTTGATTGGATATTTAACTTATTATTCATTCATGGGTCGCATTGTGAATCGCCCTAAATATGTTACAGAACTAGGAAAATTAATTGTGTTTCCGGTGCCAGCTGCATTAGGAGCTTTTACGGGTTACAAACTTAGTTATTTTTTATTGCAATTTATTTGATTTTGCTTGGATATGTAATATCAATTTCATATTATATAGAAAAAGATTATGGAAATTGTTTGCATTGATTTAACACGAAACAAATATGAATTGCGTAATGCATATGGTGAAATTGTAACTACGGGCACGCAAGATGAATGTTTAATAGCATTATGCGATTTAACTTATTATGAAGAACAAATGGCATATCAACAACATTTGCGGTTAGGAGAATTTTAATGTTATGGTCGGTTCATCTAGGGGTTAGGATACAAGATTTTCATTCTTGTCACACGGGTTCGAATCCCGTACCGACTACGAACATGAGTAACCACCAACCCACTGGTATTAGGCAGTTCTCAAGATGGAATGCAACAGAACATAGGCCCTGCTCGAGTTCACCCTGGTTTCGTGCCAGGGTTTTTTACTGTACATATTTATATTAAAGGTTAGTTATGAAACACGTTTACACTATTATCATGCTGTTGATTGGCATTATTGCTTATACTCAATATTGCCCAGCATTGGGACCAGACCAAATTCTTCCTTGCGGAGTTACTAACGCAACGATAACAGCAAATTTATCTCAATGCGGTGCGGGTAGTAATCCTAATGCAACAACTGCATACACGGTATCTCAAATATCATATGCTCCACAAACAAATACAGGCACATTAGTTCCGTTAGGCGATGATACTCAATCAGGAACATTTAACATTGGATTTACATTTTGTTATTATGGAACAACATATACTCAGTTCCGAATTGGATCCAATGGATGGGTTTCTTTAGGAGCAACGGCACAGCCCGTAACGTTTACGTCACTATCAATACCAACGGCAAATGCATTTGTACCAAAAAATTGTGTTATGGCGCCGTGGCAGGATTGGAATCCAGGTATTGGTGGACAAATTCGCTATCAAATTCAAGGTGTTGCTCCATGTAGGCGTTTGGTTGTGAGTTGGATTGCAGTACCAATGTATTCTTGTACCAATCTGCAAGGAACATTTCATATTGTATTATACGAATCAACTAACATCATTGAAACATACATTGCCAACAAACCAAATTGTCCGCAGTGGGCCGGAGGAACTGCAGTGCATGGAATTCATGATGCAACGGGTACACAAGCAGTTACGGTTACTGGTAGAAACTCAACACAATGGACTGCTGTTAATGATGCACGCAGATGGACTCCTGCGGGTGCAACAATACCACCAACACTTGTTTGGTATCAAGTAGGTAACCCAGTGCCTATAGCTCAAGGAGTCAATCAAATAACCGTAACACCACCTGCAGGCGGAGCATATTATACTTGTCATTTAGAATACGGTGCTTGCAACGCAGGTTGGTCTACTTGCAATGCAGGAGTTGGATCTGGTCCAGATACGGTGCAAGTTGTTCCAGGACCTCCGATATTGAATCCACCCAACGTTGTTGCAACAAATCCATTGTGCAATGCATCATGTAATGGTAGCATTTTGATAACACCAACTAATGGAACTGCTCCATATACATATAACTGGACAACGGGACAATCTACAAACAATATAACACAACTTTGTGCTGGTAATTATTCTGTGTTGATAACAGATGCCAACGGTTGCACGGCCAATGCTATAGCTACATTGGTTGATCCGCCGCTGTTGCAAGATCCGTCAATGACATTCACTAATCCAGTATGTGCTGGTAATTGCAATGGAACGGCAACTGCAACACCAACGGATGGGGTAGCTCCTTACACGTATGTATGGAGTAATATGCAAACAACACAAACAGCTACATTGCTATGTCAAGGTACGTATGCTGTAGTAGTTACGGATGCCAATGGATGTACAGCTTCCAACACCGTTACATTAACCGATCCACCCAACGTTGTTACTGGGCCAATTGCTTCATTAGATACAGTTTGTTTGGGTGAAACTGCAGCTACTTATTCAGTACCAACACAGCCAGGGTATACATATACATGGACTTCATTAGGCAATATCATATCGGGACAAGGTACAAGTGCCATTGCGGTTAATTGGAGTGCATTAAACGCAGGATTAGTTGGCGGAGCCGTTCAAGTTATTGCTGCAAATCAATTTGGATGTCTTAGTGCTGCAGTTAGTGTTGATGTATACATATTGCACATTGTGCCTACTATAACGGCCGTTGGTCCGTTCTGCGTATATGATGCAAATACAACACTCATGGCAAGCCCGCCAGGCGGATCGTTTAGCGGATTAGGTGTTACGGGCAATCAATTTGATCCAACTCAAGCGGTAGGTACAAATAGTATATCATATACATATACGCAGAGTGGATGTGCATTTACTTCGTTTAGCACAATAACAGTGTATCCGCAACCCGAGGTATTAGCAATTACACCAAACGATCAATTCATACAAATTTGTGAAGGAGATTCGGTTGTATCAACATACACTGCACAAGTCAACATTGCCGGCATAACCGAATGGACAATGCTAGGAAACACGATGCAATCTCCGACGCTTACTGCATCATGGAGCTCGGCCGGAATTTATATCATACAAGCAACACAGACTGCTAATGGTTGTGTATCGCAACCTGCAACTACTACAGTAACAGTATCACGTTGTCCGCAACTTTTATACTATGTGCCAAACACGTTTACACCGGATGGCAATGAACACAATCAAACCTGGCGTCCGGTATTTACTTCAGGCTTTGATCCTGCAGAATTTCAATGTACAATATTCAATCGTTGGGGCGAAATTATGTGGCAATCGTATTCAGCAACTGCATCTTGGGATGGAACGTATAATGCGCTGCCATGTGCAGACGGTGTATATACTTATAAAATTTGGTTTGGTGATAAAGATACTGATGCAAAATATACCGTATCTGGTCATATAACATTGATTCGCTGATATTTATATTAAACTCGACCGGCCCATGGTAGATGGGGGTTTCTGAAAAGATTCTTCAAGTGAGTATCGTTTAATTAAAGGATACCATATGAAGAATTTTTTGCTATCTGTTTTTGTTTTTGTCTCAAGTTTCGTTCTTTCGCAAACCTGCACTCATACACTTTACCTGACCGACACCTACGGCGATGGTTGGAATGGCAATCGAGCTTCTGTGTCAGTTAATGGAATCACTGTAGTTTCCAACGTTACCTTAGGTGGTGGTTACGGCCCAGCTACTGTTACTTTTAATGCCGCTGCAGGAGCAACAATTCGTGTTTGGCGTTCCATTACTGGCTCCTATTCATACGAATGTCAAATTCGAGTAACTAGTAGTACGGGTGCTACAGTAATTGCATTACAAACACTACAAACCGGCGGATCATCGTTTGGTGGTTCTATTGGTACAGCACAATGCAGTGGTGGCGGTAGCGGAGGTACACTAATTCCTTATAACGGTTCCAATAGTGTTGCTTGTGGAACAAACACAACGCTTTATGATCATGGAGGTCAGTTTGGAAACTACTCCAACTATGCTAATGGGTTCACGGTTTTAAATAATGCTGGTGGTGCCGTAATCTCAATCAGTGGATCTACCTCAGGTGAGTCTTGTTGTGACTGGGTGCGAATCTACTCCGGAAGCGGAACGGGTGGTACAATACTAGGTACATGGCAAATGGGACAATTTGTTTCCTATACATCAGCACCAGGACAAACTGTTACTGTGCAGTTTTATTCAGATGTTTCAATTACGGGTTCAGGTATTGCTTTGAATGTAACATATACGGGCAGTTGCGTACCTCCTCCACCTCCAACTAATCCTACATCAGTATCAGCCAGCTTTATGTCAGTGTGTAGTGGTTTCTCAACAACACTCACTGCAAACGGAGCAATAGGTACTGTGTACTGGTATGCAGGTGGTTGTGGTTCTACTTTCATCGGTACAGGAAATTCCATCTCTGTTGCTCCGACATCAACAACTACATACTACGCAAGAAACTATAACAACAATCAATTCAGTGCAGGATGTGCAGCTGCAACAATCACCGTTAATCCGATGCCCTCTGTTAGTATTGCTCCGAGCATTAACCCAATATGCGCAGGATCATCTACTCAACTTGTTAGCACGGTGACTGGATTGCCTGTAGGAGCTCCTATTACATACACATGGTCACCTAACGTTAATCTAACAAATACATCAGCACCTAGTCCGTGGGCAACACCCAATGCCACACAAAGCTATACACTCACCGTTTCATCAAATGGATGCAACGCATCAACTAACACCAGTGTTACTGTCAATCCTAGTGTTCCAGCAGTAAGCAGTGTGACAGGAAACAACAATATCATTGCAGGTACCTCTGAGACATACTCGATCACACCAATTGCAGGAGTCACTTATGCTTGGTCATACACACAAACAGTTTCTGCACCTGCATGGACGAATATACCTAATTCTAACTCACCGACTATATCATTCACATGGCCACAAACAACCACTAATGGAGCAGTGCGAGTTACAGTTTCAAATGCTGCCGGATGCAATACACAAACACAACAATTTCTAATCATAACAATGGGAGCACTACCAATTGAATTGTTGTACTTTTCTGGTAAAAAAGTAGCTGCAGATAATTTAATATATTGGGCAACTGCTACTGAACATAATACAACTCACTTTGTAGTGGAAAAAAGCGAGAATGGAGTAACATGGTTTGAACTAGCAACAGTTGCAGCCGCAGGCAATTCAACTCAAGAACTTCATTATGATGTTACAGATGCCGCAGTTAAACCTACGTACAATTATTACAGACTGACTCAGTATGACGTCGACGGAGCATATGAAGTGTTTGATCCTATAGTAATCAACAATAAATCAAGTATTCGAATAATATCTCGGCGCACTAATTTGTTAGGACAGGATATTGATGAATCGGCAACGGGCATTGTTATCGAAATATATGAAAATGGTGAAGTCGTAAAAACAATCAAATAATTTGGATGTTAAATTTATTTTCTATATATTTATTTATATAAGTTGTAAATTTGTTATATGTAGGATATTGTTATGAAAATAGAAATACTTGCAAGGTATGCTGAATCAGGAAGTTACTACAAACTTCAATCAATTGATTTTGATAAACTTTCAGACATCATGATGTTTCCACGTGAAGTATTTGCTTATGTTGACAATGTGCGCGTTGCATTTCCAAGAGAGGAATATGATGCAGCAGTACAAGAATATGTTAATCATAAAAACGTAACAGGCAATCCAATATGAAACATTTAATGATACTACTTATTGCGATGTGTTGCACGCTTGTTGCATGCCGCTCATCAAAGTCTTCTTGCGATGCATATTCGCAAGTACGATAACCAACCCAACACGGGAGTTCTTTGACATACGGAGGAAACTTATGGAAACACTAAATTTCATTTTTGGAGTACTAATAACGGTTTTGGTGGCAATTGCTGCTATTGCTGTATATAGTACTGTGAAGATATTAAAATTACAAAAACAATCAGAAACAATGGATCGTTACAACAACGACCAATTTTCTAATTTACATAGAAACGTTGGTCATGAATTCGAAGAATTGCGAAGACAATTACACAATGAAATTCGCAATGTTAACGAAGCAATGGAACGAAACGACGAAGCAATGTGGCGCCGTACGGATGAATTAAATTCATACGTAGATCGTCGATTTGACAAGCTAATAGACACATACATGTTGGTTAAAGAAACCGAACAGGAATCAAAAAAAATAATTAAAGGATAAACAAAGTTTCTTTCGTGTTGGTTGGATTATTGTATATATTTTTCTATATTATAGAAAAAGAGTTATGAAGCGTAAAAGAAATTTTCAAACCAAATTGTATCTTGCTTTACGTCAACTAGGAATGCTTTGCAAGAAGCCACGACAAGAACCTAGAAAACTAAGACTTTCAATGACAGTTCATGCTGATGGTAGCATAACAAAGTATGATGGTCCAATTGATGCAGTTCCTGCTAACACGCATTCATTGCAATCACAAATAGGTGTATTTCTTGCCGATAAAAAAGTATCCAAGCTTGATTGTAAATTTGATGTTTCTTCACAAACTTGTGTTTGCGGACATTCACTTAATGATTTTTTAACAAAAACATGTAACAATAAAAAATAAGAGATATGAAAATAAAACAATTCGAAGTAACAGAAGGACGACTTAAAGCTGTAAAAGACACTAGTACATTTGGTGGAACAAATATGTGGCACTTGTATATTCAAAAGGTAACGGGGAATTGGGAACAAGTGCAGTGGATAGGAGTGTATAGCATACAGCAATTATTTCATACTCAGTTACCAACGTATCTAGACTCAAAACAATCATTTTAATATAACAGATATGACATTAGCATTTTTTGGAATTCCGTTAGCAGTAGCTTGCGTAATTAGATTGATAAAAGGATTAAAGGAACCACAATCAGATTTGTTAATAGAATCAATGTTGTTTGTAGGAACGGCAGGATATTCTTGTGCAATTTGGTTGTTAATTAACATAATATCATAACATGAATACAGACAATTTAACACCGGAACAGCAAGAACAGTATGCAGCATTCTTGCAAGAATTTATGAAAAACGTAGATCCAACAGATTATTTACCGCCATCAAAACGCGAAATTGCCAAGATGGACATGGATACATTGAAACAAGAATACGAAATGGTACAAAACAAAACATCGCAACGCAGCAGTACGCAGCGTGCATTGATTACACAACGATATGAATACGAACAAACAAAACAACAACAAAATGAACAAAATTGAATTTTATTTAGCAGCAGTAGGCATCGTAATTGGTATTGCAATCGGTTCTGTAATATCAACGTATGCTATTAAAAAACATGATGAATGTCAATATCTCGAACAAGAAAATCAGCTGCTTCGAAACATGTTAATTGAACAGTATGAACCATATCGTGTTGATACACTAACACAACCAAAACAAGTAGACAGCTGCGATCTTTGTTGCGATCTTTAAGTTGAATATAAAATAAAACATATGATACAAAAATTTTTTAAACGTGTTTTTTATTATGCTGCAGCAATTTGTTTTTGTTTTATAGGTGTGTTATCTATTAATCTTTATTTAACATCACCAACAACATTGACATCTATTTTTGCTGCAATTGGTGGTTTCATATTGATTGAACCAGCAGTAACATGTTATGCAAAAAAGATTAAAGATTTCTTTGAAATTGAATAACATATTCATATATTATCATTATGAAAATTACTTTTATATCCGATACACATACGCGACATCATGAAATTGAAGCAGATCTTCCCGGGGGAGATTTACTTGTACATGCAGGCGATTTCATGAATTCTGGATATCACAAAGAAGATGCTCAACATTTCTTTGAATGGTTCAATGGTATCAAAGGATACGATAAAAAAATATTTATTGCTGGCAATCATGATCGCATCATGGAAACAAATTCACCATGGGCCAAAACAGAATTAGCCAAATTTAAAACAATTGATTATTTGCAAGATGAAAGTTATGCGTTATACGACATAGACAGGGACCAAAGCATTAAAATTTATGGTTCACCATGGCAACCTGAATTTTTCAATTGGGCGTTTAATTTGCCTCGCAATGGCAAAGAAATGCAAATGCGATGGGATGCAATTCCGGATGATACCGACATCTTGATCACGCATGGCCCGGCTTATGGATATTTGGATATTCCGGGCAATAAAAACATGCACGTAGGATGTGAATTGCTGCGAGAGCGAGTTAATGTATTGCAACCAAAGATTCATGTATTTGGACATATACATGGAAGTGCTGGATATTACTTTAATGGACATACACATTTCATCAATGCATCGGTATTGGATGAACGTTATACATATATGAATCTTCCAGTAACCGTTGAATGGGATGCAACGACAAATGAAATAACATGGATCAAATAAATTAGATAATACCTGTTTTTTTCACTATTTTAATTAAAAAGTATATGGCAAAGAGATTAACAAGACAACAAAAAGAAGAAAAGGCAATCGTTGATTTAATCAATGAAATGTTTTGCATTGCTGGGCATGCGGTAACATATGATGATGTTAAAGATCGCAAAGACAATTGGTTCAATGACTGGACTATGACTGAAGCCCAAAGCGATGAATGGATACAATGGGGTAAAAAATATCTCATGAAAACATTTAGATATTCAGCTAAGTATGCCGAACGCGAAATGCAATGGATCCATTTAATGTGGGGACTTAAATTTTCAGAATCTGATAAATTGTATGCAACCGAAAAAACAACTTAATAATTAAAAAAATGAAATTCACTGACTTGAAATTTCAAACTAAATCACGCGGGGCTGGATTTTGTTCACACACGGAAATTAACGGACATGTTCTTTCCGTTCAATGTGGAGAAAGTAATTATTGCACTCCTCGAGAAGATCTCAATTCGCCGGAAGACTACGTCACCTTTGAAATTGCTATTTGGGAAGCGGCTGGTGATCGAGTGTGGTGCACTCAAAGATTTACTGATACTGACGATGATGTACTTGGTTGGGTATCGCGAGAAGAAATTGAAAAAATAATAGAAAACATACTTAATTATTCAGCTGTATAATTTGGATAATTGAAATCAATTTCATATCTTAAAGAAAAAGAGTTATGAAAGTTAGAATCAACAACATCGAGTGCCGGTTTAGTCAAGGTCGATATAAAATTGTGAAATGGCAACCTAATCATTACTATAACAAGCAAGAAGAATACTTAGCTGATGGTTGGGAATTAGACGGCGGCTTCTTCCGACGAGATAATGTTAGTATCCAAGCAACTATGTTCAATTCACCAGAAACATGTTATACTATTGCATGGTTGAAATATGATGCCGATGAGAATTGTTGTGATATGGAGACGGTAGGACCGCGGTTGTTAGACTTAAATATAAATGACCGAAATGATTTTTTCGATGTTTATCAAATAGCCGAAGACCGTATACGAAAAGAAAATAAAACAATCGATGAATAAATTTAGTTATCTTAAAGAAAAAGAATATGGCAAGCGTAATTGATTATATGGAATGTCCTAATTGTAAATGCGAAGCATTCAGTGACTTTTATTACAAAACAGGTGAAGAATATGTTAACTGTGCAAATTGCGGCTATCATTATTCGGCTACAATTGTTAATAGAGATAAAAAACTAAGTGAGTTAACTGAAACTGATTGGGAAATAAAAGAACTAAAAAATCCGTACGGTGCCTATAGATTAAAAGTTTATGGCGCCGTTGCAACGCAATGTGGTTCATTAGAAACTGAATCCGAACACGCAGAACTTGAACAACATGTTCTAGGTAATTCGCAAATAGAATATTGTTCTGTGTCTAGATTGGTTGATGGTGAAATTAAAGTTGAAACTTTGATTGATAATGGACCTGAAACGGATGGGGCAGGATTTACTGCAGAAGATAGAATATAAACAATGAATAAATTTAGTTATCTTAAAGCATTTTGTTCTCCATTCAAACGACCAAAATTGAAATGGTACTTTGGTAAGATTGCTATTGGCACTCCTTATTTTTTTCCACGAAGAACCATTAAGGATCCAGACAAACCAGGATATCTAAAATTTGTTACTAAAAAGATTGGATTTGATTTTGTTGGATTGGGATGGAAAACCAAATGGACTTCAACTGATTATCGTTTTGAATGGGCTCCATTGTGGTCATTTGTTTTCTTTGGAAAGCAGATAGCAGTTACGTTTAAAGCTCCGGAACAAGATCATTACTGGGAAGCTTGGTTGTATTATATGCACAACACAACGGGTACTCGAAAACAAAAAATTGCCAAATGCAGATCGGAGTTTCCATTGAAGTATATCCGATATAATAAGGATGGCGAAAGTTTAATAGATTACTATGATTTAATTTTAAAAACAAAAAATAAATAACCTTTAAACAACAAGAACAATGAAACAAACAGCAGTAGAGTGGTTGGAACAACAACTTTTTAATACCCTTTAAATCAGAATAAGATGAGCAGTGAAGATATTGGATTTTGTATTGTTTATGGAGCATTTAGTGTTTCAGGATTTTGTATAGCAATTCACTATTGGTATTACCAATTATTTAAAAAAAGAAAAAGAAACCTTTAAATCAGAATAAATGAGAATAATTATTGACAACAGAGATTTTGATAGCACTCAAAGACCATTAGTGACTATTGATACACACACTTGTACTTATCCTTATGCAATAAGAAATGCTATTGAATTGGCATTAAAACTTGATGGATATGATGAAGCAACTATTAAAGAAGTATTTGGTATTATGCCTGATATTTGTTGTGAAAAAAAAAACCGTTTAAATCAGAATAGAATGAAAACAGCAATGCAAGAGCATATTGAGTGGCTTAAAGAAGCATTAGAAATATGCAAAGATGCCGAACCAACTTTAGTAAAAAATTTAGAATTGGGCTTAATAGATGCAAAATATAGATTAGATATAGAAAAAGAACAAATAAATGAGGCATATAATCAAGGTCAAATGGATGGATTTGGACTAGAAGAAAAAGATGATTACTATTCCGAAACCTTTAAATCAGAATAGAATGAAAACAGCAGTAGAATGGTTTGTAAAACAATTACCAATGGGTGTCAAAAATAGTATGATGGGTGAAATTGAACAAGCCAAAGAAATGGAGAAGGAGCAGATAGT